TTATGCTTCATCATCGTCAAAACCATCGTCAATATCCTCTTCTTCTGCCTGTTTTCCTGCTGCCTCCTGACTAGCCGCAAGCAATCTGTCCTCAATAGTCTTTCGTCTCTGGACGGTAGCGTCAAGTGTCGTTGACTGTAGTTTTGGTACTGCGTACTGGGCGAGCTTTTCCATCGCCTGTACTCTCTCTACTGGCTTCAATGCAGCCATGTCGTTCATGAACTGCTCCGATGTGTAGTAGCCGTCGATGGCTTCCGAAATAGCCTTGCGCACGGCTCCGGATACTTTGTTAGGCGTGCCAGCCTTTCGCCCTCCTGTCTTTTTTCCTGCTGCCATATCAAAATCTTTAATTATTGTACGCCTGTATGCGTGCGTGTGTAATAACTTAAACGTGGAGTGCAAAGATAACCCATTATTTTTGTGCCATGATTTTAAGTTTAAACGTTTAAATATTTTCTATTATGGGATTAATCGGAAGTGCTATAGGTGCTGCTGGAAGTATATTTGGTGGCATCTCTGCAAGCAAGGCGATGAGAAAGATGAAGCGGAACGTTGAGGCTCAGCGCAAGTCAAACCAGAACTGGTATGACCAACGTTACAATGAGGATGCAACCCAGCGTGCGGATGCCCAGCGACTCCTTACAATGACGGAGGAGAGCATCAGGAAGAGAAATCAGCAGGCGGCCGGATCCGCAGCGGTCATGGGTGGAACTGACGAGAGTGTTGCAGCTGCCAAGGAAGCTAACGGAAAGGCACTCAGCGACACTATGAGCAACATCAATGCTTCTGCTGAGGCTCGCAAGGATCAGATAGAGCAGACCTACAGACAGAAGGATGATGAGTATGTCAACCAGCTCAACCAGATTGAGCAGGGTAAGGCTAACGCTATTTCTGCTGCCGTGCAGGGTGTTGCGTCTGTTGCAAGCAAATTACCAGTCTAAAATGTACAGCTATGTCAGTAACGAAAGATGAGATTCTCAATGGTGGAGTGCAGCGCCCTATGTATGCACCCCCACCTATTGCTCCCGAAATGAGGAGTGATCCGACGGACAACATGCCGAATGCCGCTGGCTCTGCTGTTGGTGCTGGTGTGCAGGTAGCAGAAGCTGGCAAGGATAATTCTGCCGTGCAGCCAGCTGCACAGGAGCCTGCTAAGCCGGTGGACGAGGTGAAAAGTCCTGTTGATAAAAGTGTGGATAAACCTCCTAAGAAGATGTCGTATAAGGAGATGTATCAGGCACTCAATCCCTACAAGCCACCAACGGCTGAGGAGCTGGAGGCACAGCGCAAGAAGGAGAAGAGGCAGAAGATCTTTGCTGCTCTTGGTGATGGTATCTCTGCCCTCGCTAACCTTTACTTCACCACGCAAGGTGCTCCAAACATGTACAACCCGGCTAATTCCCAGCAGGATGTCGTCAACGACCGCTGGGATAAAATCCGGAAGGAGCGTGACCAGCACATGAAGGAGTACACCGAAGCCCTCATGAAGGCACAGGCTCTTGATGATGAGAATGCGGACAATGAGCGCAAGTGGCAGCGTCTTCTACAGATTGACAAGGTCAACGCTGACAAGGCTAAGGCTGAGCAGGAGAGAAAGGATGCCATCGCTGAGGCTCAGAGGTTGAAGTATGAAGCTGCTGCAAACAAGGATGACAAGCTGACTGCTTTGTACCAGCAGAAATCTGAGGCGATTGCTGCTGGTTTGCCGTATGTGGCTACCAAACTACAGGCCGAGATTGATAAGCTGAAGGCTGCTACCAACAAGGACAATAGGCAAGGAACGACTTCCTGGGTGTCAGGTAAAGGCGGAAAGAGTGGTGGCGGTGGCAGTGGAAGTTCTTCATCGAAGGAGTTCACTGCATACGACAAGGACGGCAATGTGCATAGTTTCAAGACCGCAAAGGCTGCCGAACAGTTCGCCCGTCAGAATGGAACCTGGAAGGTTGATACTACCACATCTACATCCAGTGTGAAGCAGGGCATACGTACCAAGGTGATCACGACAACCAGGGCGAATGGTGGCCATTCGGTCAAGCCTGCTGTCAAACCTAAGCCTGCTGCCAAGCCTAAGCCAGCTGGCGGTGGCGGTAAGAAGAAAAGCACTGGAGGTGCATTTGATTAACCATCAAACAATACACAATGGAAGAAAAGAGATTAGCAAAGTTATATAATGCTTTGAAGGCACAGAACTATGATGTGCCTAATTCATACGATGAGTTTGAGGAGAAGCTTACACGCAAGGGTGATGATGGTGCAAGTAGTCGTCACAAACTCTACGATGCCTTGAAAAGCCAGGGCTTTGATGTTCCAGACTCATACAGCGGCTTCTATACGAAGTTGTTTGTGCCAGTGAATAGTTCAACGTCAAGGGCACGTGGAGCAGGTGAAGCTCAATGGAACCCAAACCAGAAGGTTCACAAGCCAGCTACACAGTCTCAGCCTAGACGTGCCCAGGTTCACAAGTCGGTTGCGCAGCAGCCAGCCACGCCTGTAACCCAGGCGAAGGGCACACCATTGACAGAGGCAGACAGGCGCAAGTTTGCATCCAATGTTGACAATATCCTTGCTCAGGCTGATGCTTCTATACAGCGTTTCAACAACCAGATGGAATATCAGCGGGCAAACTTTGGCTTGCAGGTGAAGCCTGTAAAGCTTGGAGAGAACCGCCATGTCGTTAAGCGCAAACCACGTTTCAACCCGGAAACTGGCAAGATGCAGTCCTCTTATATCACTGAAAGTGGAAATGAATTCGACAACAGGGCGTTTGCGGACGTGGAGCAGAATGCCGCTGATGAGGCTCGTTTTCAGCGTGAGCAGAAGGAAGCCTATCTTCACCAGCAGAGAAATCTTCTCATGCAGGAAAAGAAAAACATCGAGGAAGGTATCAACAAGGAGGTTGAAGATGAGAACAACACCATCACCGGTTTCTTGAAGAACGAGTTCGCCCTTGTTGATCCTCATGAGCGCAAGAAGTGGGGAAATGATAAACTGAACAGCGTCAATGCTAGATTGGCAAAGATTGATGATGCCATAGCCAACATTAATGAGGCTAAGAAGGGAATAGCCAGCGACAAGTGGATAGATGATTCTTCCAACTGGACAGCTAGACGTGGAAAGCAGTTGCTCGGTTTCGGTGCAGGTGCATGGCGTGGATTGATGCAGGCTGTTGGCAGTACCAGCACTTGGGATATGGGCAAGTCTGACCTTTTCAATAACCTGGCAACATACAAGACTGTAAAGCATGCTAAGGAAAGTGGATTCGACAACCTTACGCAAGACGAAAAGGACTTGTTGAACACTGTTGCCTATACCAATGCAGTTAACGCTGAGAGTGCTGAACATATTGGTCGTGGATATAAGGCAGGCCAGGTTATAGGTGAAAGTTTGCCTTTTATGGCAGAAATGATATTGAACCCTTCATCTTCAATAGGTGTTGGGGCACAGAAGGCCTTGACACGATATGCCATTAATAAGTTTGGTAAAGAGGCGTTGAAGAAGGCTGCAAAGAAATATGTTGCAGCCAAGGTGGGCGCTAGGGTTCTTGGTGATGCTGCTGGCTCCATGCTCATGTCTGCAACAACTGGGCAGGGACGTGTTACGGCTGATGCTCTCAATCGTCTTACAGGAGATGCGAAGTATAGTGTTGATGAAGCCGGACGTATCAAGTATGATGGCCAAGAGAATCAAGAAGATGGTGCCATGACGGCATATCTCAAGGCTTTTGGGGCGCAGACCATCGAGAATCATTCCGAGATGCTTGGAGAATACTTTGCTCCTGTTTTAGGTTTGGCAGGCAAAGCTGTTACCAATGCTGCTAATAAAACCAAATTGGGCAAGGTTACGCTTGACAACGTGAATAAGTTCATAGATGGCATCGGTGCTACTAATACCGGTAAGTTCCTCACTGGGCTTGAAAAGAGTGCCAAGTGGAACGGAACCATAGGTGAGTACGCCGAGGAGGTTGCTGGTAATATTGAAAATGCCTTGATTGTTGGTGACAATACTCTTGATACTAACAAGGATACTGGTGTGTTCAACCTTGACCAGAATATTGATACCTTCCTTGGCGTTGGTTTGATGGGTGGCTTCTTTGCAGGTGCAAAGACTTTGTCTTATCGTGGTCCAAAGCGTCAGGCACTGAATGAAATGAGTGAAGCTGGTAAGGCTATTGATAGTGCTCTTTCCGGTAACCACCAGTGGCAGGAGCAATGGGGAAAGTGGCGCAATACCCTGCTTGTTGGTACTGATGAGGAGAAGAAATCAACGCTTAGGGAGGTTATGGATAACAAGGAACTTCCTATGAACTTCCGTATGGGGGTACTTAACTTTGTGAAGGCTGCCCAGAAGTATGAGGGATTGTCTCGTGCTCAGGAGAGCAAGATTCAAGACGGAGAGCAGGATCCTGATGCTGCTGCTTACGACCGCAGCTATGATGATGGCTATAACACTACTGAACCGGAAGAGATGGGCAACGCCAAGGCTAAACTGGATGTTGCACGTCAGAATCTGGCACAGTCAATGGGCATCGACGATATGAATGAGCTTGACGATACCATCGGAGACCCTATCCGTTATATCGAGGAGCAGAAGCACATGGGCAATACCGAAGGATTGCAGCCTGTTCTCGATTACGCCAACGCCAAGTCTGCCTATGACGGCATGGTGCAGCGTGTTCGTGATGATATTGACAGCCAGATAGAGGAAAGCAATGCACTCGTTGACAGCCATACCAACCGTACTGATGGCATGATTCATCCTGTTACCATGAAACTGAAGGACGAGGACAACAATGAGCAGACTGCCTATGTCATTAGCGGCAACCTTGTTCTCAACGATGATTCATCCGTCAACGATGAGCAGTCGGACAATAGCATCGTTATCATGGATGCCGAGTCGGGAAAGCTGCAGATGGTTTCCCCTAGTGCAATACACAGTGCTCAGGAACTGATAAATCCTAACCAGGAGAAGTATGAGGCTGCGGAGAATATCCGTAACCAGCATGCCCAGGAAGCGGCTGACAACATAGATGGAACCGTAAAGCAATGGAATGAGGGTGACACATACCAGGCGACTGGTGATGATGGCAGCCCTGTTACTGTAGTGCTCACTCCTAACGAGCAGGGTGTGGTTGACAATGGCGATGGAACCGTGAACGTGGTGACGCAAACTGTGTATCAGGAAGGAGAAGCTCCTGTAACTTCCGGTATCATTCAGATGCCAAAGTCTGGTATTCAGCAGATGGCAGACGAGACAAGACGTGCCCAGGTTGCAGCCCAGCAGCAGGAAGAGCAACAGGAAGCCCCTGCGGAAGGCGAGCAGGAGGAGGGTCCAACTATGCCTACTTACAGCCTTTTTGATAATATCGTTATCCGTGACGAGAATGGTGAGCCTATCCGGGGTTCCATTCAAAGCATAGATGAGGACGGTATCGAGATTCACACCGAGGAACCACTCAACGGCTGGCATGTGCAGGTTGTTTCACCTGAGCAGCTCGACAACATGATCGAGAGTGTGACCGATGCCGACGGCGAGTCGGTGTGGAGTCGCGAGGTTGATGCTCCTTCTGTTGATGAGACGGAGGAGAATGTTCCGGTTGACGAGGAAAATATTCCGGTTGATGAGGAGAATACCGAGGTGAATCCCCTTGTTGATACTGATGAGGTGGCAGCTGATGAGACCGGAAACGAACCTCAGCAACAGGAAGCCAGTGAGGAGGAAGCTCCTACACAGTCTGCCCTGGATCGTATTCCTAAGGATGATAAGGGTGAGCCTATCTATGAGCAGACCGACCCTGATACTGCATACGATGCCATCGTAGAGCAGACTGGCGGCAACGAGGATATGGCCAAGACCGTTGCTGAATCCATGGTTTCTGATATGAAGGCGTCTCTTGATAAGCTCAACAAGTGGAAACCAAAGTCTGGTGGAACCATCACGCAGAAGATTGCAGCTGAGAAGGAACACCAGGAAGCAGTGGACCAGGCAAAGGCAAACCTGGAGCATTGGCAGAAAATCGCTGGCATCCAGCAGCAGCGTAAGAGTAAGGCCATGCTTGACGAGCAGAAGGCTGCTGACGAGAAGGCTAAGGCTGCCGCTGAGGAAGCTAAGGCACAGGCCGCAGCCAAGGAAGAGCAGGAACGTAAGGAGCGTGAAGCTGTTGACGGTGTACCTGATTGGGTGAATGATACTCCGCATGATGCACGTGCGAGGGGCTATCGTCGTTCAAATGGCCATCAGTATGCAAGACAGGAGAATATTCCTCATACAAAGGGTAGGGAGACTTCTATCAAGTTTACCGACAAGGTTTCACAGCCTGGACACCTTGCGCTTATTGAGGCAGAACAGTTGCAGCCAAGCCACATGAATGGTCAGCCTAACGTGAATTATTTTATCCCAGAAGCGCAGCCAAAGAAGCGTACGGACAAAGCCAGCACCATATCTTCTGAGAAGATTGCAGCTAACATCAACCCAGTTGAGATTACGTCAAGCGTTACCGCATATACTGGTGCGCCTACTGTCAATTCTCGTGGAGAGACCATCCAGGGCAACAATCGTAGTGCAGCGTTGAAGTCGATGTGGAACAACCATGCCGACCAAGCCGGCATATACAAGCAGTATCTTATGGATCATGCCGATGAGTTCGGCTTGAAGGCAGAGGATATTGCGAAGATGAAAAACCCTGTCCTTGTGAATATGGTTGATGTTGATGACAACAAGGCCATTGAACTTGGTCAGTATAGTGCCCAGGACACAGAGAGTGGAGGTGTTGAGCGTATTAAGGTGAAGAACACCATCCAGAAGATGGGTGATGATATGCAGTCTTTCGCCAAAATACTGCTGGAGAGTTCCGATGATGAGGCTAGCTTCTCCCAGCTCGTGGACAAGAACGGCAACAAGGTGTTGAAATGGATGAATACCAAGGGCTTTATTTCAGATACACAGTACACAAGTGCGCTTGATAGCGATGGCAATCTTACTGCTGAGGCTGCCAACGACTTGAAGGGTGTCATGTATGACAGCATCTTCCAAGATGGAAGTGAACGCCTGGAGGAGATGTTCAACAGAACGCCTGCAAAGGTGCAGCGTGCTATCCTGGCAACAGCATATCGCGACTTCAATAGCCCTAAAGAGAACCGCATGCTGAAGGATACTCAGGAGTCTATCGTGGCTTTCAATGAGCTGATGAATGACAAGGCCTTTGCTTCAGCTACTAATTTCAAGGAAGCACGTGCGGCTATTGAGGACTGGAAACGTTCTTATCAGTTTGATGATGCGACCGGAGAAGCTGTACTTCCTGATGGTAAGTTCTCGGCCTTTGCCCTTCATCTTGCAGCTATGTATAAGGGTGAAACGCAGGGCTTCATTCAGCAGACGTTCAACCAGATGTTTGACCTTATTCAGGGAACACAGGCGATTGACTTATTCAACAAAGATAGTATTGACAACACTCCTCGCTCGTTGGCTGATGCCATCAACGAGGCATTAAACATTAATAATGATGGACAACAAGACAGCAATGTACTGGGTGGCAATCATCCAGCAGGCCAAGATGGGCAGCAAGATGGCAGTGAAGCTGCTGAAACAGGAGGACCAAGCGAGGGAGGAACTGAACCTGCCAACGCTGATGGAGGACCTGGAGAGAAAAATGTAATCAACGAACTCCTTGAAAAGGGTGGTGCTACACCTATAAGCCAGGAGAGACACAACCTTACCGATGATGGTATTGTTGCTGATGCAGACGGCAAGCCAGTTCTTCTGTATCATGGTACCCTTGATAAGGACTTGAAACTTTCAGACCTGGAGTCAGGGCACAACCGGGCAGATGGTGAGAAGGCTACGTTCTCTGGTGATGGCGTGTATTTCTCTCCTTCTAGAGATGTTGCAGAGGACTACGGACACAACGGCCAGATATTCGAGGCACATGTTAAATTGGACAATCCGTTCTATCTTTTGGGTAACCCTGGCTTTGATGAAACAGAAGCTAAGGAGTTCATGTCTCTGCTGAAGGGTCAGGGTTACGACGGCATTATACATTATAATAATGAATGGAGTGTAGAGAATAGCAATATTGGTAGTGGAGAAGTCATTGTGTTCAACAACTCCAGCATCATTCCTGTAGAACATGCAGCTGATGATGTTGAGAATACCGAAGATGATGCTAAGGACCCATCGGATATGCTGGATTCTGCAATCGAGTCAGGCGACAAGACTGCCATCGAAAAGGCAAAGGAGGAAGTACGTAAAAATCTGAAATCTGCTGATGAAGATATTCTCCGTATAGCTTTGTCTGATGCACCTAAGAAACTGAGTGAATTTGATAAGACTATGAAATCTCTTGTGGAAGGCGAACTTTCTTCGAGAGGTATCAAGGTCTTTGACAGCTTTAATAATGTTCAGAAGGGTGATGTTGTTGTAGTAGAGAATGAAGGCGAAAGTGGTCATATGACCATTGACAAGGTTCAGGGCAATTCGGTTTCGTTCACTACAGAAGATGGTGAAGCTTTTGAAGACGTTCCTCTGAATACCATTAAGGAACACTTTAAAGTCATGTTCCGTAACAGCCCACAAACAACCATTGAAGCGGCTGAGGCTGAGACAAACACCAATCCTACTGACGGACAGAAGAAAGCAGGTAACTACAAGAAGGGGCATGTTAAGGTTGCTGGATTCAATATTTCTATTGAGCAGCCTAGGAAAAGTGTACGCTCTGGTACTGATGCCAACGGTAAGAAGTGGAGTGTGACTATGAACAATACTTATGGCTACATGACCGACAACGTGGGTGTTGATGGCGACCACCTGGATGTATTCCTCAGCAATGATATTGACTCATGGGACCAGCAGAATGTTTATGTGGTTGACCAATACAACCTTGATGGAACGTTTGACGAACACAAGGTAATGCTAGGCTTCAACGATAGGGATGATGCTACAGATGCCTATTTCTCTAACTATGATAGTAGCTGGAGAACAGGAAAGCGCAAGATCATTACCTCTACTGTTCCTATGGATATATTTAAAAAGTGGATAGAAAGCAGTAATCGCAAAACCAAGCCTATTGCCGAGTATTCATTGGTGAAAGAGCATCTGCAAAAGTGGATTGATGAAAATATGTATGATACTTCTCCGTTTGGCCGATTCGTAGAAGACTCCGGTGTTGATGTCGTGCCTAATGGCGTAAACCCGGTAGCTATCATCAAGTTCGCTGAGAAGATGTTTGGCATGTATGATTCACAAACAGATGATTATCCATCATACAAAGCCAAGGTAACAAGTGTAGAGGTTCCTGCCGATAAGCTGTATCAATCAGAAAAGGAATGGTTCCATCTTGTCAAGGGAAATTTTGTTTCCGCTACCGATGGAAGGAACGAATGCTGTTATGAACTTGTTGCCCATAAGGATGCACAAGGACACTTGATGTCTGTATCAGTTATCAAGTATCACGACTTTGACGGAAAGGAAAAGGCAGATTCCGGTAAGGCTGCTGAGACTAAGGGGGCTGAAACCAAGACTACCGACACTAAGATTGCTGACACCGTAGCTGATGAAACCCAGACAAATGACTACACAGTTGAGCCTGCCAAGTACACAACCAAGCGTGGCAAGGTGCTTGATATGCAGCTTGTCAAGTTTGCAGACGAACTGGGTGAGAAGCAAAGTGCGGCAGTTTCCCTGGCTAAATCTCTTAAAGGCTGGTACGACAAGAAGCAGGGTGGATTCATGATGCGTAGCATCGAGGATGCCAAGAAACTTACTGATGCGGTATTGGGTGAAGATAGCGAAGCTTTGGAGGACGCAAAACCTCTTTCTCTTCAGGATATGAAGGATTCGGTATTCCCAGATGATGAGTTCCATGGTGGTGATACGGTTTGGAGTATTCCTCATGGTGAGAACAAGGTTATCTTAATGGCTCATCACATGCAAATGCCAGATGGCCGTAGCTTCATTCAGAGCTATTCTTTTACTGATGGTACAAGCGCAACTGCTCAGCAGGTAGAAAAGGCTCACGTGAAAAAGAAGGGTAAATCTTCTGTCGAGGAGGAAAAGAAGGATAAGCCTTCTGCCAAGGAGACAAAGAAGAACCCTAGTGGCAACGTACTTGTAACGGATGAGCAATACGAGAAGTTGAAGAAGAGAATGCGCATGAAGTTGCGTGGTCAGCTGAATATGGGTATTGATCCTGAGATTCTAGAGATTGGTATCTCGATGGCTGTGTATCATATTGAGAGGGGCGCACGTAAGTTTACTGAGTATGCCAAGGCTATGATAGATGATATGGGTGATGATATTCGTCCATACCTGAAGTCGTTCTATAATGGTGTCCGTGACCTTCCTGAGGCAATAAAGGCTGAGCTTGACAGGGATATGTCTTCTTATGAAGAGGTTGCAAGCATTGACGTGGCGAACTTCGACAAGCCATCCAAGGATATTATGGAGCAGGCGGCACAAATCGCAGCTGAGACTGAGGTTGAGAAGCAGGCAGAGGTGGCCCAAAAGAAACTCGTCGATGAGCGCAACGCACGTCGTACCATGGACAAAAAGTCTTTCCGTCCTGCTACGGAAGCTGATGTGGAAGGCAACGGTATGGTTTACTATGAAGGTAAGCCTACACACGTCATGATGGTTGTCCGTAAGGGCGAGCAGGTAGGTGCAGCGCAGTTCGGTGAGTCATATATTGACAGAGTCTATTTGACCAATGGCAAAGACGCTAAGCTAGAAGACCTCCAGGTTGAGGATACTCAGGCTAAAGACGAGAAGAAGAAGGAGACTGTTGTTAAGGAGGTTAATGTGGAAAGCTTGTTCAATGCCTTGCATACCAACGGCAAGACCAAACTGAGCGACCACACCGTTCCTTCTTCTGATGTTGACAAGGCAGTAAAGGAAGCAAAGGATTCCATGGCTAAGAAGCTGGAGCAGGTGAAGGAGCAGCTCAGCAAGAAGATGCTTGAGGAGCAGTTGGCGCAGCGTGAGAAGTTTATTGATGAGTTGAGCGACCGTGTGAAAGCTGGCGAGAAGAAAGGCACATTTGCCGGCACAAAGAACGTTGACCTGGAAGCTACCTTGCTGAAGTGCTTGGGTGAGCGTGAGGCGTTCAGCGAAGCCCTGGATAATTTCTCCACTAAGCCTAAGAAGGCAGAGCCTGCAAAGGAGGATAGCAAGGAGAACAGCAACAAGCCTGCAAAGGAGAAAAAAGAGACTCCAAAGAAAAATAATCCGGTTAAGGAGAAGAAGTCTCGTAAAAAAGCAGTATCTTCGCAGGTGCATATTGCAGACCTGTTCGATAACGGACAGGAAACAGAAAGTGAAACTTTAAACAGTAACGACAATGACAGAACAGGAAAAGAAGTATCTCAAGGAGATAGGGTGCAGCGAGAAGGAGATAGCGAGGAGAGAACTCGAGGAGAGAATCGACAAGGCTCAGACGGAGTATTGCCGAAAGAACCTGCTGAGCGGGAGCATGCTGTCAACACACGCGTGGACGGAAATCTACAAGAAGGCCGGAATGACGGACGAGGAGATCAAGGCGTATCGTCAGGAGAGGGAGAAGTACTCGGACGCACTGAACGATCCGCTGGACGCTTACAGGGACTAGAGCCGGAGGAGCGCAAGAATACCCATAACAACCATGGCAAGCGTGGTATGGAGTATGCTCCAAAGTCTGTAGATGCACGTATTACTGCCAACATCGAGGCTATTGAGCTAGCTCAGAAGCTACTGAGAAGTGGTGAGCAAGCCACACCTAGACAGATGGCTGCTCTTCGCAAGTTCAGCGGTTGGGGTGGCCTGGGTAAGGCATTCACCCAAAGTTCATGGGGCTTTGGTGATGATACACCTCCTAAGAAGTTACGCAAGCTGTTGGGCAATGAAGCTTACCAGCAGGCGGTGATGAGTGCAAACAGTTCGTTCTACACACCTACACATATTATTGATTCCCTTTGGGATATTGCTACACAGTTGGGATTCAAGGGTGGAAACATCCTGGAAGGCTCGGCAGGTATCGGAAACATTCTTGCCCAGATGCCGGTTGAAATCAGCGACCGCAGCGATATTCATGCCGTAGAGATTGATAACACGGCAGGTGGCATTCTTTCTCTGCTCTATCCTGATGCCCAGGTTGACATCCAGGGATTCGAGCAGACCAAGATAGAGAACGGAAGCGTTGACCTTGCCATTACAAACGTTCCGTTCGTCACTGGCTTGAAGGTGAAGGATGAGAGCGGTGACAAGGACTTGTCTTCTAAGTTCGGAAACATTCATGACTTCTGCATCGCCAAGAACGTTCGCAAGTTGAAACCTGGTGGTATCGGCATCTTCATCACATCTAGTGGTACGCTCGACAAGTCGCAGAAACTTCGTGACTGGGTAATCAACCAGGGTGATTCTGATTTCATCGGTGCATTCCGCTTGAACAACAACACCTTTGGTGGCACATCCGTAACTAGTGACATCCTTGTTGTCCGCAGACGTGTGAACGGACAGAAATCGGCTAATGCCATTGATGTTGGTTCCACCAGCGGTGAGCGTGTTGTCAGCTATGACACTGGTGAGACTCGCAAGGTTGACGGTAAGGAGAAGCCTGTAATCAAATCTTTATCGCTTGATTACAACAAATATTTCCAGGATCATCCGGAAATGATGGCAGGAAAGATGAAGTTCGGCTTCGAGGAAGGTGACACCTACCGTCCTACAAGTATGGGCCTTTTCCCTGCAAGGGGATTGAACCAGAAGAATATGTTGACTGATTTTGTCAACTCTTTCGCCAGCATGAAGGAGGACAACGCTCCAGTTGAGAATACCGAGGAGGAGAGCAACCGAATTGTGTATGAGAAACTGGGTCCTGATGTAAAGGAAGGCAGCATGGTCGTTGACAAGAATGGCAACATTTGCCTTGCTCAATGGGGTAAGGCCGTACCTCTTATGTCTGCTGCAAAGAAGGGTGAGAAGGCTAGCGATAGCGATTTGATTACCCGTTTCCAGTCTAAGAAGGTGAAAGGCCATACCAAGGTTGAGTGCTTCAACGCTTACTCTGCCATCAAGTCAGCGCTTAATGATGTGCTTGCATACCAGACGGAGAATGAGAGCGACAAGGGATTGAAACCTCTGCTTGATAAGCTCAACAAGGCATACGATGACTTTGTAGCTACCTACGGCCACTTCAACAAGAATACACAGTTGGCATTCCTTCGCAGGGATGTTGACTATCCTAATGTGTTCTCGCTTGAAACATACGAGGACGTGAGCGACAAGGAAGGCGGCCATACCGAGCATTTCGGCAAGAGTGACATCTTCAGCAAGCGTGTGGTTGAGAAGGCCAAGGAGCCTAAGCCTCATAACGTGAAGGATGCCATCATTACCAGCATGTACCAGAACGGACGTGTTGACGTGGAGTATATTGCCAATGCTTTGGGCAAGTCGGAAGATGAAGTGAAGGACGAGATTATCAATAGCGGTCTTGGCTTCGAGAATCCTATCACCCGTCAGATTGAGGTTTCCTACCAGTACAAGAGTGGAAATGTGCGTGAGAAGCTCCGCCAGGCTTTGGACAACAACGAGGGCGGACACTACAATGCCAACATCAAGGCTCTGGAGAGTGTTATCCCTATGAACATTCCTGCACACTTGATTAACTTCACGTTCGGTTCTTCATGGATTGATCCGAAGTTGTACGAGGACTATGTGAAGGAAAGAACCAACGTGAATGTGAAGTTTACTTCTGCCGGTGGTACCTGGTTTATGGATGCTCCTGATTACATCAACGAGGAAAAGGACAATTCCTTTGGCGTGAAGAGTTTGCTGTTCAACAAGATTATTCCTGGACACCAGCTTATCGAGGCTGCCATTCAGAATAAATCCATCATCGTTTCCAGAACCTACAAGGAGAACGGCAAGGATGTAAGGGAGACAGACCGTGATGCGACACAGGCTTGCAGCAACAAGATTGACGAGATACGACAGGACTTCCAGGACTGGGCAAGAGGTAAGATGCAGCAGGACGAGCAGTTGTCTGCAAAGATTGAGGCAGACTACAACGAGCAGTTCAACAACTACGTTCCGCTCTCTATCCCGGATGATTTTGCACCTTCGCGTTATCCTGGCATGGCTCCAAGACTGGATGGAAGCGACAGGGATTTCAACCTTTACTCATACCAGGCAAAGGCTGTGGTGAAGTGTGTGACTCAGCCAACCATGCTGGCACACGAGGTGGGAACCGGAAAGACCTTCACCCTTATCACTACTGCCATGGAGATGAGAAGACTGGGTACAGCCAAGAAACCGATGATTGTCGTGCAGAACGCAACCGTAGGCCAGTTTGTGGCATCAGCCAAGTCGCTCTATCCAAAGGCTAAGATTCTTACCCTGGAGGATGCAGACAGAAATGCAGAGGGACGAAAGAACTTCTATGCCAAGATTAAGTACAACGACTGGGATATGATTGTTGTTCCTCAGTCAACCTTTGAGTTTATTCCGGACAGCGAGGAGCGACAGATACGCTTCATCAACGATAAGATCGAGGAGAAGCTTCTTGTCCTGGGGCAGATGAAGGATGCAGACAAGAGTGGCAACAGCATGATAACCCGACAGGCCGAGAAAGAAATCGAGGACCTGCAGCAGCAGCTTGCAGACATCACCGGCAACATGACTACCAAGCGCAAGGATACCGCAGCACAGCTGAAGAAGAAGGAGGTAACCAAGCAGAATGCAGAGGTAGAGGCCAAGGAGATGCTTGACAGACGTACCGACGATGTGGAGAACTTCGACGATATGGGCATTGATGCTCTTCTTGTTGATGAGGCTCACGAATACAAGCATCTCGGCTTTGCAACAGCCATGCAGCGTGGCGTGAAGGGTATCGACCCTTCTTACTCCAAGAAGTCGCAAGGTGTGTATTTGAAGACGCAGGCCGTGCTCGAGAAGAACAATGGCCGCAATGTGGTGTTTGCTACAGGTACTCCTATCAGCAATACTGCCGCTGAGGTTTGGACGTTCATGCGCTATCTCATGCCTGCTGACACCATGAAGCAGTATGGCATCTACTACTTTGATGATTTCGTCCGTAACTTCGGTAACTTGAAGACGATGGCAGAGTTTACCACCAGCGGAAAGTTCAAGGAGGTGAACCGATTTGCAGGTTATATGAACCTTCCTGAGCTTGCACGTATCTGGTCGGGTGTTTCTGATATTGTCCTTTCCAAGGAAGTAGAGGACTTGAAGTCGAAGCTTCCAAAGATGGAGAACGGCGACAAGGCAACAGACATCTACCTGCCTCAGACCAAGGCTTTGCGTAGGGTGATGAAGTTTGTCCGCAAGATACTTGAGGAATTTGAGAATATGAGCGGAAAGGAGAAGAAGGAGAATTCTGCCATACCTCTTACCATGTATGGCATAGCTGCTGCAGCAGCCGTTGACCCTCGACTCGTGCTCAAAGATGCAGCGGACGAGCAGTACAGCAAGACCAATGAGACCGTGAGACAGACTTTGAGATCACTGAAGGATTCGGAGAAATATCATGGTACCGTGGCCATCTTTGCTGACCATTATCAGAATGCCTCAACCGGCTTCAACCTTTATGAGGATATTCGCAACAAGCTTATCAAGGCTGGTGTTCCTGCCGAGCAGGTTGTTGTTATCAAGTCGGGAATGACCGTCAAGAAGAAGCTCGACATCTTCGACAAGGTGAACCGTGGCGAGATACGTGTTATCATGGGTAGTACATTTACCCTTGGTACCGGTGTGAACATTCAGGAAAGATTACATACCCTCATCCATGTGGATGCACCTAACCGCCCGATGGACTATACGCAGCGCAATGGACGTGTTATCCGACAGGGTAACTTGTTGAAGAAATGGGGCATCCCTGTACGTGTGCTTCGCATGGGTGTGGAAGATAGCCTTGATGTTACTGCTTACCAGCGTCTGGAGACCAAGGGAGCCATTGCTGACAGCATCATGCACAGCAAGGATATGATTGCCAACAGCATGAGTAATCGTGTGCTTGAAGAGGAGAGTGACATCTTCGGTGATACCGTAGCCCAGTTGTCGGGTAGCGAGTATGCCTTGAAGAAGAACGAGGCAGAACGAGAGTTGCGCAGACTGGAAGGTCGCAAGAAGCAATGGGAGTTTGACCAGATTTACATACACAGCAGAAAGCCGCTGCTGGAGGAGCGTATCAAGAAGGTTCAGGCCTTTGCCGACAGACAGAAGACTCGCCTTGACGGAATCAAGAAGACGTTTCCTGATGGTAAGTTCAAGAAGATAAGCATTGGAAAGCATAGCTTTGCCAGCGTTGCCGACATGGAAGATTACTTCAAGAACTACAACAAGAAGGTGATTGAGAATCAGGAAAAGATACGTGACGAGGATTCGCCAGAGGGGTTGATAAACATGGACCTTGCTATTAACATTGACGGTTATAATTTTGTCGCACATACGGAGATTCTCAATTACTTGGGCAGCGTATCTCGCACCATGACCTACTCTTGCGATGAACTGGGCATCAAGGACGAGCAGGTAAGACAGGGCTACTTGAAGAATGCCATCAACGACATTATAGATAATGTAGTGAGTGGAAAACGCTTTGAGGAGTCTATCTCCCGACAAGAGGCTGAGATTACCAAGGATAAGGCAGACATCCAGGAGTTGAACAAGCGAGATGGTAAGACATTTGCCGAAGAACACAAGCTGGTTAGGGCAAAGGAACTCTTTGAAGAGTACTCCGAGAAGATGAAGGAGGAAATGGAAAAGAAGGAGGCCAAGTATGCCAAGCTTGACAAGGAGGTTGAGGATCTCGATGAGGATGCTTTCTCTTCGCCTGGTGATGAGGAGGAGGAAGATGATAACCTGTATCGTGACGCTACAGAGGACGAATCGGCATGGCTGGATTCCCAGGAGACCGTGAAGGTTTACCGTGCCATGCAGGTGATTGACGGAAAGTTGTATCCACCGATGATGGCAGCCGTTAAGGGTAAGCTTGTCGTGCCACGTGAACTTGGCACATGGGAGGTTGCAGATGAGCGTGAGGACATCATCAAGTTTACCAAGACGAACAAGAACGGTGATGTGGTTGGCTACGTTGACCTTGACAAGGGAAGCAAGGATGCTACCGGCAAGAAGGCTACGGTGACTCGCGATGTGGCTTACAATCCTTATTGGCATACATCACGCTCACCATTGAACGACCAGTTCTCTTCTGCATGGATCAGACCGAACATTGTTACCGTTGAGGTGGAGGTTCCGGTGTCTGAATTATCCAGCGGCTATCGTGCGAAGTTCTCGAAAGACCCTGTAGGTGAAACAGACTGGCATGCCGGTCCGGTAACCAAGCAGCTGGTTGACCAGGGACATGAGCCACGAAAGGTTATCCTTTCCCGTTACGACAAGCCTGTACGTGTATTGTCAAATGCGGAAGTTGCCGACCGCATAGCTTCATACGTAAGGGGGTATGATGTTGTGATTCCTGAGAATGTTGTTACTCCGCAGGTTAAAGTTGAACTTGAAAAGCGTGGTGTTAAGATTGGTGAGCCAAAGGGAGTTAAGAAGAGTGAGCAGATAAAAGAAGCTATAGAGAAGGGATTGTCTGTAGTGAATGACGTTAACCGTGAGGGTGATGGCATCATCAGCGATGCTGATATTTCTCTTCTGAATGACCCTATGAGCAGGATGATGGGCGAGAGCCGTTTCACACCTGAGCAGCAGGAGAAGTTTGCAGCAATGGAGCGTGAGCGCATGGCACGACATGTGGATGAGCTTGCAGAGAAGTTACACCTTAATAATATAGAGGTGGTGACTGATGCTTCAACGCTGACCGGTAAGCGCAAGAAGGCGAAGGGCTTCTATAACAGACATACTGGCAAGATTACCATTGTGGTTGAGAATCATCGTGATATTGAAGATATTGAGCAGACTGTGTTGCATGAGGCTGTAGCCCATTATGGCTTGCGTCAACTCTTCGGTACACACTTCGATGATTTCCTGGACAACGTGTTCAACTATGCCGAGGAAGGTATCCGCAGGGAAATCGTGAATCTTGCCAAGAAGCACTCTTGGGACTTCCGCACTGCTACAGAGGAATATCTTGCCGGGCTTGCGGAGCGCACCAACTTTGAGCGTGCTATGGAGAGTGGATGGTGGCAGACCATCAAGCGTGTGTTCCTGAATATGCTTCATTCCATTGGTTTAAAGGGTTATCAGGGCGAGACTCTTACAGACAACGAGCTTCGCTACATTCTGTGGAGAAGCTACGAGAACCTGGCAGAGCCTGGGCGTTATCGCAGCATCATGGGCGAGGCTGCTGATATTACCAAGCAAATGGAGTTGGGGGTTGGCAATTATGCCAAACCTTCAACCTCTGGTGATTCCATGGTGGCGGAAGAGATAAGCAAGGAAGCTGCTGTAAACAATATCAATGATATATTCAATAATGAATTGCAGCAGCAGATCGATGGAGTTTTACCAGAAGGGCATATTTACAAAATGGGTAAGCCTGGTAAAATACTGCTTTCTACTGGTGTTCCTGACCTTCCTGTGCAAATGTCTGCTTCAAGGCTCAAGTTAAAAGCTACGTCTTATGGGCATGATTTCGATTTATCAGAAGTGAAAGGTCTGGTTAAGGCTTTGCAAAATCCAATCGCTGTATTTGCCTATGGTGATAAGGCTAAGGCGCAGAATATAATTATTCCGTTACAGAAGGATGGCAAGAATTTTATTGTGGGACTCTCGCTGAAGCCAACAGTAAATGGAAAGACCTTGGAAATTAATAGTATTAGAAATGTGTTTCCGAAAAAGAATTCAGAATGGCTAAACTGGATAAGTCAAGGAAAAGCCTTATACTTGGACAAAGAAAAAATCCAAGCCCTCATAGACCAACAGCGAACGATTCTCGCTGACGTGGACTACTTGGATTTGGATTCTGTTGCAAAGATAGTGGAAAATTTCGATAATCCTGTAAAGAATGACGAAAATCTTTCGGAAGATGATGAACTTTTCCGAGATGGTGGTGATAAGGATGTGAGCCATGTGCCTGATGCGGTGGTGAGCGGTATGTATGAGGAGAGCGTGAAGGATACTCGTGACCAGACTATGCTGGGTGCTCTGGCTAGTGGCCTGTGGACCAAGGATGGCAGATTGCGCTGGAAGAATAAGTTTGCAGAGAGTTATCTGGACTATAGCCGTAGCGTGAAGGCTCTGCAGGATGCCTTGGCCAAGAAGCGAGGAGTGGATGTGCGCTGGTTTGAAGATGCCTGGAAGGCACTGAACGCCAAGAGCAGCATTGATGAGCGTGAGATTGACGTGATGAGCAGGTCTTTGTCTGCTCCTCTTGGCAGATGGGTAGCTGACATGGTGAAGCGTTCTGATGGCAAGTATTCTCTTGATGACATTGAGGCTTACCTGAATGCGAAGCATGGTTTGGAGCGTAACAGTTATATGGCTGAGAAGGCCTTGAATGATGAGCTGGAGCACATCCGTGCGAAATCGGAGGCTAAGGCTCTGGACGAAGGTTTCTCGAAGGAAGATGCCGCTGCCATAGCTGAGAAGGCCGTGGAGGATGCCAGGGATGAGAAGCTTGAAGATGTGCGCAGGGACTATTCTGGTCTGACAGCCCTCTTCGACCCGAAGGGTGAGGGTAAGAGTATTGACGAGCTGGAGGCTGATGCCAGGGAGTATGTGAATGAAGTGGAAAGGACTTTTGAAGACTATACGGTCAGGACTCTCTGGAAGATGGTGAACGCCCTGAACGGGTATTCTCTGAAGAAGAGCTATGAGTGTGGGCTGATAAGCAAGCGTCAGTATGACGAGGTGGATAAGATGTACAACTACTATGTTCCTCTTCGCGGCTGGCATGATGGTTATGCCGGTGACGTTTACAACTACGTGAGCCGTGGCAGTGACGGCGGCGTGATAGAGAGCGTGATCAAAAAGGCTTATGGCCGAACGAGCCGTGCCGGGAACATACTTGGCACAATGGCTGCCATGGCTAACACGGCTATCGTGATGGGTAACAAGAACAAGGTGGCTCAGACGTTTATGAACCTGGCTCTGAACAATGAGGATTCGGGTATGTTTACGGTAAGCGAAGCTTGGTATGAGCAGAATGCTTCTGATGGCACTTATACGCTCGTGACCCCCGAGAGCCGTCTGCGTGAGGATATGACTGCCGACGAGGTAGCGACGGTGATAGCTGACTGGGAGGATGAGATGCAGGATAAGGCTTCCAATGGCGAGGCTCTGGTTCGCTCGGGTCATTTTGCCAAGGATTTCCGTTACAACCTGGAGGGCTGGAAGGAGAAGCAGCACTGCGTGAGGGTTCTGAGGAATGGCAAGGAGTATATGGTTTACATCAATGGCAACCCTAGGGCTACTCAGGCTATCAATGGCTTGCTGAATCCTGATTACTCGAAGGGTGTTGCTGAGAACTATCTGCGGAAGTATATGCGGTATAAGGCTAAGGTGCAGACTTCTCTTTCTCCTCTGTTCTTGCTGAGCAACTTGCAGCGTGATACGCTGACTGCCGTGGGTGGCAGCTTTGCGAAGTATGGCTCTGGTTATGCTCTGTCGGTATCGAAAAACCTTGCAAAGAATTCGGGTGATATATTCAAGCTGTTTTGGAAGGACAGGAGTGGTACTCTGAATCCTATGCGCAAGGAGAAGGATCGATGGTTCAAGGAGTTTCTGGACAATGGCGGCATGACTGGCGTGAGCAGCATTACGAGGAAGGAGGAGTATGAGAGCAAGTATGAGAAGAATGTGAGCCGTGCGCTTCATCCTGCCGCTGGCAAGGTGGACGAGGGTTGGAATGCTTTGACTGACAGCGTGGAGTACATGAACCGTTGTATTGAGAACTTGACTCGCTTCTCTGTGTATATGGCTAGCAGGCAAGCTGGCAGGAGCATTAAGGACAGTGTGTTTGATGCGAAGGAATGCTCTGTGAACTTCAATATGAAGGGTAGCGGTGCCTGGGGTAACGCTACGTTGAGGAAGTATATCCTGTATGCGAACCCTGCCTTGCAGTCGCTTCGAATGATGTGTACCTGGTATGGTGCGAGCAAGGGCAGGACGCTGGCTTTGCTATCGTGCGGAGTAGCCCTGGGTTTCCTTACTGCGCTGATATGTGCTGCCATAAATGGTGGTGGCGGTGATGATGACGACAATGCTTACTACGGCTTGTCGGACTATAATCGACACAACTACTTTAACGTGGGTATCGGCAACAGGAAGTTCTTGCACTGGCGACTGCCTCAGGAGATGGTTCCTCTGTATGCGATGGGGCAGATAGCTTACGACCGCATGACTGGCAGGATAGGCGATGAGAAGGCTTTGCAGCTTACTCTTTCGCAGCTGAACAACTTCTCTCCGATGAACTTCATAGATGGCGAGCCTAACTATGACATGAGTGCTGACAACACGGTATGGAAGACTTTGCTGAAGGGCGTGACTCCTTCGGGTGTGAGCGACTTGACGGATGCTTATCTCTGGCAGGAGGACTTTCTGGGGAGACCGATAGGAAACCGCACGGAATGGAATAAGTTTGCCCCGGAATGGCGCAGGGTGGATAAGCGCACTCCTGACTTCTTTGTGAATGGCTTCAAGTGGCTTGACGAGAAGACTGGCGGCAGCGGGAACAATCGTGCCGGCACGATGAACAATCGTTTCCTGGGTGCTGTGCTGAACCCTAGTGCGGTGTGGTATGTGCTGGAGCAGCAGGGTGGCGGCTTGGCTCAGCTTGGGCATCAGATTTACAATGCCGGTCTTGCCATGATGGGCGATTCTGAGGCTGAGGACTTGGAGGCTCGAGATTTTCCTTTCGTGGGCAAGGTGTATGTGGATGCAGGCACCGACCAGTCGAGAATGAGGGTTAAGAGTGACAAGTTCTGGATGTACAGGCAGGAGTATGAGGCGAAGGATGCCGAGATCAAGGCTATAGCCAGGGATAGGAGCCTGAGCCTTGGGGAGCAGGCCAAGCGCATAGACTCTATAGCCGACAAGAAGTTTATGATGATGGACGATGCCGTGAAACATTGGCGTGAGTTGCGCAAGGAAAAGGCTGACGCTGAGAGTGACAATGACCATGTGAAAGCTGATAAGATAGACGATGATATGAAGCAGCTGATTTATGAGACTGTGGATTCTCTGGAGCTAAAGGCGAACGGCCGTAAATAGTTAAACTTAGTGTGGCGGCATTTATTCTTATATTTGCCGCCATACACATTAATACATTATTATTATGGCAGTAGCAACAAAGAAAAGAGCTAAGCTATACCGTTTGAGTAACATCATGCCGAAGACCCCGGCACCGGACGAAAGCGTTATAGATAGTGTGAAAAGAGCGAAGAACTCCGACGACCGCAGACGTGGTTTTGACATTCTCATGGAAGCCAGCCTGTATTACAGCAATATGGATAATTACCGCAGGGACCGCCAGCGAAACAAGAGATATTGCTATGGCAAGCAGTGGGACGACATCATCGAGGTTGACAATAAACGCATGACGGAGGAGGAATATATCAAGAGCCAGGGAAATATTCCGCTGAAGAACAATCTTATCAGAAGATTGGTGCGCAACGTGATAGGTGTGTACCGTTCCCAGTCGAAGGAGCCAACATGTGTGGCAAGGGATCGTGACGAACAGAAGCTTGGCGAGACCATGAGCACCATTCTGCAGTACAACATGCAGCTTAACCGCATGAGTGGATTGCTGGCACGCACGATGGAGGAGTTTCTTATCTCTGGCTTTTGCGTTCACCGCAAGTACGCATGCTGGAAGAATGACCGCTTTGACTGCTGGACAGACTATGTTCAGCCGAACAACTTCTTCATAGACTCCAACATGAGAGACCCACGAGGATGGGACTGTGAGATGCTTGGAGAGATACATGACATTTCATTTGGTAACCTTTGCAGCCAGTTTGCCAAGTCACCGGATGATTACAGGCGATTGAAGGAGATTTACCGTCATTCCGCAGATAAGGCATTCGTTTCGATGTATGCAGACCAGTTTGGCTATCCGGCACAGAAGAACTGGAGTTTCTTCATAACGACTGACCCTAGCCGATGCCGTGTGATAGAGGTGTGGAAGAAGGAGCAGAGAGACCGTTACAGATGTTATGATCCGCAGAACGGAAGCCGATTCAAGATAGACCTGGAGGATTACAAGGAGCTTGTCTTGGACGAGAACGAAAGGCGATTGCAGCAGGGTTTGGAGGACGGCATTCCTAGAGAGGAGATTCCTTTGATCCAGAGAGAGTGGTTCACTGACAACTACTGGTATTACTATTATATCAGTCCGTTTGGTGACATTCTTGAGGAGGGCGAGACTCCATACGAGCACAAGAGTCATCCTTATGTGTTCTTGGCATATCCTTTCATTGACGGTGAGATACACAGTTTCGTGGCTGACGTGATAGACCAGCAGCGCTATGTGAACCGCCTCATTACCCTTTACGACTGGGTAATCAGAGCAACCGCCAAGGGTGTGCTTCTCGTTCCGAAGGACTGTTTGCCGGAAGGTGTATCTATTGAGGATATTGCTGAACGTTGGACAGAGGTTAATGGAGTGATTGTGTATGAGCCTGGTGAGAGCGGACAGATTCCTCAGCAGGTTGCAGCAAGTTCCGTGAACATCGGAATAGGAGATTTGCTTAATATGCAGTTGAAGTTCTTCGAGGACATTTCGGGTGTGAACGGAGCCTTGCAGGGTAAGCCTGGCTATAGCGGCATGAGTGCAGCACTCTACAGCCAGCAGACGCAGAATGCCACGACTTCACTTCTTGACATTCTTGAAGTGTTCAGCGAGTTCATCCGTAATGGAGCCATCAAGGACGTTAAGAACATACAGCAGTTCTATGATGATATTACCATGGCAAACATTGCCGGTAAGAACGCAGCTGAAATCAAGCGTGACCCTCAGAAGATTAGAGACGTTGAGTTTGACCTTAACGTTACCGAGAGCACGACAACTCCTGTATATCGCCAGCTGAGCAATGATATTCTCATGCAGCTCTGGCAGGCTCAGGCTATCAGCGTGGAGCAGCTTTTGGAAAATGGCGACTTCCCATTTGCAGACGATCTCTTGCAGAGCATCAGAAGCAACAAGGAGGCCATGGAGCGTGGCGAGCAGATGCAGGGTGTTTCTCCGGAGCTTATACAGAAGGTGCAGCAGCAGGTACATGCAGACCCACGTGCAGCACAGTTGTTGCAGAGATATATGCAGCCTCAGCAGCAGGCAGCGTAATGGGTACAGGCGATGGAATCGCCTGGAACGGTGGCCGGAATGCGGCTTGAATGGAAAAGGCTGGGTAGAAACAACTACCCAGCCTTTTATTTATATGGTGGCAGCTGATACCACTTTCTTCTTTGCTGGGGCAAACTCATTTACCCTCATCACTATTTTCGGTACCGGCATCTCGAAGAAGCAGATGTGAAGACCGATGGCTCTTGTCATGAGCAAGTCGTCGTGCGCACCTACGATGGCACCATACGCACCATTAGGCTTCTTCTCGTAGTTGATGTACTCGTCGAGACAACGCTGGTCTCTCTCGATGTACATGTTCTCACGGATAACCCTTACCAGGGTTGTTATAATCATCGGCTTTGTAGATACGTTTGTATGGAATCCGTATTTCTTAGGAGCCTTCTTCTTAATATCCTCTGCACTCTGCTTGCGTGCGTAGAGGTGCTTGTACACACTTCTTATCTGGTTGAGGATAAATCCGGACTGGTCTCCCTCGGTGTCTCGCTCCTTGTCGTGCGTCTCGAGCGTGTTTGACTCAATGACGAGCAGGGAGTTGTCGTAGAACTTGGCTATCTGTGCAGCTTTCCATGCCAGGAGATCAATATCTATATGGCCGTACCACTGGGCAACGACACAAGGTTTGTCGCCTTCCATCATCCAGTATCTATCGAACACGACAATGACGGACCAGTCTGCCTTGTTGGAACGTCCGCCTACATCGACAACCGTAAGATACCTATTTGTGACCTTTTCGTCTTCCCATATTTCGGGGAGACTCCAAACCCACAGCTGGCCTTGCGCATCCTGCGTGAACTTCAAATCCATCAGGGATTCCTTGCCCTTATACCCCTTGCCATACACATCACCCACATAGCGAGGTGGGCGTACAGACTTCTCGAGAACCTCGACCTTGTATTTGTCGAAGACACGCTGTCCGGAGTGGACAAACGCCTCCACATCGTCGGATGGGAACTCGGCTGCCATCTGTCCATGGTCGTTGTACTTCTTTCGTTCCTCCACATACCAGTTGATGGCTTCGAGCGTTGCGCCCTTGTTCCAGAGCCACCACAGATATTTGCCTGGCTCCTCACGGTCGGACGGGATATTGTCGTTATTGCGATTCTTCCAAAGCCATTCAGCAAACTTCTTTTTCTTCTTCTCGCTATCGAAGGCAAGTGAGTATTGCTCGATGTCGAACCATGACACGAACATATTTTCAAACTGTGACTGCTTTTTCTTTGCAGCCTCGTACTCGCGATGGAAGAAATTTCCGGTTCCGTTTGCCGTTGACTCGTACACAATCATTGTGTATGGCTTCAGCAGGATACCTGACGTTGCAGAGCGCACGATGTCTTCCGGCTTCTTTCCGTCCGTCGCCTTCCATATACCCACCTCGGACAGGTGAACGAGGTTGTAGTCACCGCCACGGCATGAATCCGGACGCTCTGCTGTACCTATCTTTATCTTGCAGTTGCGCTGAGGTACACGGTGGATGGCACCGGACTTTCCGACACCTACAAGCTTAGGCTCGTTCTCGTTGTATTCCTCACCCAGCTTGTATAGGAACTCAATAGGATATTCGGCTATCATGCGGTCGAACATATCCTTGATCTCATCGGAACCTGTACCCTGGTGTGCGATGATGAGCGAGTTGAGACCGACACGGTGTACAAGCTGCAACCATGCCATGTACAGCTGCGATGTAGTTGAGCCTCCCCACTGGCGTGCCTTCAGCAGGATGATACGGATAGGTTTTCTACGGCTTCTGTATTTTTCGAGTTTCTTGACGAACCTTCGCTGCGGTCTTGTGAGTCTGAAAAGGCAGTCCGTTCCTCCACCTTTACGTTTGATATACACAAAGCAGGCTGCCCAGAAGGCGAAGTCGTACCGCATTCGCATCCTGGTAAATTGCTCCAGCACTTTCTGAAAATCTTCCTCCGTGACTTCCTCCACCTCCATATAGTCGAGGAGGAACCTTTCTATAGACCCTGCTTCTACTATCTGCTTGACCAGCGGTATTCGCATCATCCTTACAGGCAACCATTGGTCGGGCAGGGGATGGTCGGAGATGTGTACCTTGACACGTCTTCCGATAGAACCTTCTCCGGTGACCGGGTCGAACTTGGCATAGATGATGGCATTTCTCCGGTCGTTTTCTTTGAGCAGTCCCTTTACTATTTCTTCTGCCTTAATTGCGTCCATACTTCCTTCCTTGTATTAAATTCGCAGTTCATCGTAGTTGTAGCATGGGGAAGTGTGCCAGTCTCTGCATTTTCTTTCTTATCCATTGTCTCCGAGCCTTGCATACCATAATCTTTGCGCTACCTGGCGTGATGTAGAACTTGGGTGCAGGCTGTTCTACCACGACGGTGCATAGCTTCCGCAGCGTCCACGTGGGATGCTGCTCTCTGAGCTTCACGACACGCCTGCTTATTTCCTCGAACATCTCACGTTTCAGTGGACGCATGCTTGGCAGCGGCTTTCCCTGCAACATATCGGACACGACAACAGATGCACGAACATCGGATACATAGAACCTGTCTGCCGGTGCGTTGGCTATATACTTGTACACCTCAGGCATCTTTATGTATTCGCAACTCGTGATATAGTCGTCATACACTCTCATCAGGTTCTCCAGTCTTTCCTCGGAGAACTCCATGTTTGCACCAATATGTTTCATCTGCTCGTAGTTTGAAGGGGTTAAAATTGCATTGACACACCTTATTAAAGGCACTTCAAAGTTAGCAATAATGTGTGTAAAAAGATAAACTTGCTTTGTGCGAGAATGTGCCTATATTTGCGCAAAGTTTTTTCACTTATAAATAATAATTAAATTTATGGCTGATAATAAAGAAGTTAAAAGCAAGCGTGATTTGTTCTCGGACCGCATGAAGGGGAAATACCCAGACAAGCAGTTCGACGATGACGAGGCTCTTTTCGGTCAGATTAATGATGATTACGACGATTACGACAAGCGCCTGGGCGAATATCAGGGGCGAGAGGAAGCCATGAGCAACCTCTTTACGAGTGACCCTCGCTCTGCGAAATTCCTTACAGACTGGCGTAACGGCAAGGACCCTGCGATTGCTTTGGTTGATATGTATGGCGAGGACTTCGTGGAGGACATGAAAGACCCGGCCAAGCGTGAGGAGGTAGCGGCTGCAAGCAAGGCTTATGCCGAGCGTGTTGCCAAGGAAAAGAAATACCAGGAGCAGTATGACAAGAACATCGAGGAGACCCGCTCGACTGTTGAGAAATTGCAGCAGGAGGAAGGCTTGACCGATGATGAGATTGATGCAGCCATGGAGTTTCTGATTAACATCATGAAGGATGGTATCCTCGGCAAGTTCAGCGCAGAGAGTATCATGATGGCACTGAAAGCCATCAATCACGACGATGATGTGGACGATGCTTCACGTGAAGGTGAAGTTCGTGGCAGAAACGCCAAGATCCAGGAGCAGCTCCGCCAGGGCAGACGTGGTGACGGGCTTCCTCAGCTCGGTGGCAAGAACAACAAGCCTGCCAAGAAGAAGCCTGAGAGTATCTTTGACATTGCCAAGGAAGCTACCTAGCCTATGGAACTGGTTGAAAGAAAAGATTGCGTGAAGCCACGCAGGGGGTGCTGGATACATGGTTCCCCGACCACCGTTAGCCGGATGGCAATGGAAGGCTTTGCCGTGGCTGACATTGACAAGCGAAAAAGTAAGTAATTTAATATTCACATTTTAATATTCACATTTTAATATTCAAGAAAATGGCAGAAACAGTAAACACACCTATTGCAGGTGAAAATGTTCAAACAGTATCTGGCACTCAGACACCTACCACTGGTACTGCTGGTGCCCAGACACAGATGCCTGGCAGAAGTACTACCGTGAGCGAGAGCGCAAGAGCTACCGGTGGTATTGACGCAGGCAATTTCATTGCCACTGCTGTGGACAAGGATCTCTTCGAGTTCCATAAGGATGATACCCCGTTGATGCAGCTGATGCTGAGAGCCAAGACGGTGAACGTAGATTCTCCAGAGGTACAACATTACATGATTGACGAGCCGCGAAGTGAGGTGGTGACATCGGCCAAGCTGGAAGCAACAACAGCCCGTTCCGCAGTTCTTCCGCTTGAAGTTGAGGATCAGAGTATCCCTGCTGAGTATGGAACCCTGCTTGTGAAGGGCGTAGATGGATATACAGAGGACGGCCAGACCAGGACTCCAGGCAAGGACTTGATGATTGCTGTTACAGGTACAGATCCGGTTACCAATAATCCTGTGATTATTGCCGTTAATGGTCCGAAGACCAACAGAACGGATGAGTACTGTACCGTGCCGGAGATTCCTGCTGGTACAACCTGCATTATCCTCTCGAATGCTCTCTATGAGACGCAGAAGGAGGTTGATCCTGATACAATCGTGCCAAAGCCTATCCTCTTGTATTTGCAGAAGCGTGGCATGAACCAGATTGTATCTGACTACTTCGATGCACAGAAGAAGCAGATTCCATTCTCAAAGGCGCTCATTGCTGAGCAGGCTATCACCAACTTCAAGGTGAAGGGTAACCGTACCTTGTGGTCAGGTCGAAAAGGTAAGATTACAGTGAAGACCAAGATTGGCCCTCAGACTATCTATTATACAGAGGGTGTTCGTTGGCAGTTCAAGCGTCTGCTGCAGAAGACTGGCAAGTGGACTTACGAGCAGTTCATTGCACTTGCCAAGATGTTCTATACAGGCGAGGATGTTCCTAAAACTGCCTTGCTTCTTGCAGGCAAGAATCTGCTAGAAAACATTCAGTGTATTGACTTCTCCAAGCATCCGGAGGTGACCATCACCGTAACAACCAATGCTCTTGGATGGGAGGTAACACGTATTCATACGGTATTCGGTGATATTGACATCAAGCGTGAGCCTACACTTGACTATTTGAAGTGGAGCAACAGTGGTGCTCTGATTGGTGAAGACCGCCTTGTTCACTATGTTTACCGCAGCGAACACAGCTTTAACGACGATGTTGATGGCGAGGAGGCAAAGCGCAGTGGTGTTCTCGTATGGGACGGCCTCGGCTTGAAGGGTACCTGCCATATCTGGATTGACGGTGAGGGTACACCTACTACACCTGGTGCTACCGGCTTCACTATGTGGGACAGCGAGACTGCTCCAACTGGTGGAGACCTCATTGACGGCCAGGTATATTACCTGCTTTGCGACTGCCCAGGCATTTCAAAGAATGCTATGACTGGCCAGATGTGGAAGTACACCAAGGCTACAACATCTTGGGATGAGTTCAACGGCGATCTGTTTGCGCAGGAAGAGTAGTTGATTCATAATTTTTGATTTTTGGGGTGTATCTTTGGTATCACCGATGATACGCCCCTTCATTTTACTTTTAAATACACAGTTATGAAATTAAAGAAATATGGTGCCATTGGCGTGATGGAGTGGCAGCTTAACCTGCCAGTCGGCAAGGCTACTGTTCATGTGGAGTTCAAGGGTGGATTTGAGAATAAGTACGGTATTCATCCTGCTACGTTTATGACGACTGATCCTATCGTGCAGACTGTCATTGAGCGCTCTTATTATTTTGCCAGCGGCAAGATTAAGCTGCTTGACGTGAAAGACCTTGGGTTGTCGCCAATGGAGATTGCAGCACAGAAGCGCAAGGCCGAGGATATTGCCAAGAAGAAGGCTGATGCTGAGGCTAAGGCTAAGGCTAAGGCGAAAGCTGAGGCTGGTAATGCTCAGGGACAGGCGATAGAATCGCCTGGAACGGTGGCTAGTAATGCGGCTAGTGAGGATGCTACTGATGCGGCTGAGGCTGAGCTGGAAAATGAGACAGAAGAGGTTGATGAGAACGAGGAAGCTGAGGAGAATGCCGTTGATGGCTCTGTTTACGATGTAGAAGGAGAGGCCACTAGCGGTGTAGATATGGCTTCTGATAAGAGTGAATACACAGTAGTATCGGTGACCTGTAACGAGGATGCCAAGAACTATCTTGTTGACAACTTCAACTGTTCTGCCAGAAAGCTGACAAACTGGGCTACAATCCTGGAAGTAGGCAAGGCTAACGGTGTTCTGTTCGAGAAAAATTAAACCATAAATAAGAGTATATCCATGATCTATCAGGTAGATAATATCGTTCGTGATGTAAGAATCGTTATCGACGAGAATGCGAGTAGTGCACCGTTGATATTAGACGGCGATTCTGATACGTTAACTCTTGATGAAATCATCAAGAGCAAAATTGTAGATGCCGTTAAGAAGGTGGAAATGGATGCTCCAATACGCTTACTCGAAAGTGGTTTTAATATCGAAGGTATTGGTTACTGGAAAGAAGGGAATACGGGCAACGAGACTCCTAACAGAAATACGGTATATTGGGAAAACGATTTGAGTGGCTGGATGATCTTACCGGAAGATTTTATGCGTCTGCTCGTATTCCGTATGAGTGATTGGGAGAAAAGTGTTTATACCCCCATAGGAATCACCGACGAGGCTTATAATTTGCAGTCGTGTCCGTTTGCCGGAATACGTGGAAACACAGAGAAACCTGTATGTGCCATTGTATTGCGATCTGTAGGCCTGACTCTTGAATTCTATTCCTGTACATCAAAAGATGCTACGGTTGAACAGGCCGTGTATCTTCCTATTCCGGTAATCAAGAATAATGGTATTTATATATGTAAGAAATGCTATTCTTCGATTGTGTATTATATTGCTGCATTAACGGAACTAAGTATTGGTGACGTTGATGCAGCAAGGCTATTTTCTGACTTATCTGCGAGATTCTTGTTATGACGTATTCCAAACAGACTATAGACAATATAGAGAATCATTCCTTTGATGGTAATGTAGCTGTTGGTAGAGATCTTGTTACTGGAGGCGATATGGCCGTAAGAGGTGACTCAATCTTTAATCATGACGTTACGATTGACGGGTGGTTAAATGTTGATAACATTCGTGGCGAATGGGTTAAAAATATTAAGTATGCTGCCACGGCTGGTGAATTGGATGAAAATGCAGTGGTTCTGAAACGATATATCCGCAAGGATATTGATGATACTGTTAAGGGCACACTCACTTTTGATAATTTACAGAAGTTCTTGAGAGGAATTTCTGTATCCGGTGCTTCTGAGTTTGCTGATGGGGTTACATTTGGAGATTTTATTTCTTCTATTCTTACCGGTAAGGGCGCACAGATAGATGCTAACGGCAATGCTGAGGTGGAATCCATTACTGTGCGTTCCTACATGAAGGTAATGGAGTTGATTGTAAACCGTCTTACTGCTATAGAAGGTGACCAGCTGCTTACCGAGAGCGACACCATCGAAAAAGTAACTGACTTAGGAAATAACTGCTATGGTTTGCAGCTTCGTTCTAAATACAAAGGCTATTTCACAGCCCAGCACGTAAACAACGTACTCAAGGGTATCGTCAACAACCTCGCCACTGCAGCAGTGGAAGGCACGGAAGCTCTCTATTACACATCGTGGATGCGGGTGAACAGCGTGAATGCGCCAGGCAACTATATCGAGGTTTCTCTCTTTCCGGACAATGATGTGCCTGCCGGCAAGAACTTCCCTCCTTGTGCCTTGATGAATATCGCCCGATGGGGAAACCAGACAGATGAGAGTCTTCAGCAATGTTTCTATCTGTCGAGTTCCGAAGGGAGAATTGTGAAGCTTACGGGAGTAACCAAGCCTATCCTGGAGAACTGGAACTACGGCATGGTGTTCGGCGATATGCCATCCTTCCTGAAGGACTTGAAACTGCCATTGGTGAAGGGACGAGATTACATGTATGCAGCCGGCATCGTGGCGCAGGATTTTATCCAGGTGGACTATCAGGGGAAGCCTATCGTTACATACGTGGATAGGGGACCATGGAACGCTGAAGCGAAGTACTACTGCATGGCTCTCAACGAGGAAACCGGGAAATATGAAACATCTGATGTATGGTTCACGGGCTGTAAATGGCGATGCCAGCAGACGGGAACCCATACGGAACCCAGATGGAATAACACCGACTGGGCGATGATCGAGGGCAATCCGGCATTTTCCGTGGATTTTGAGGAAGCGCAGACTCTCTACGACCTCGACGATTTCGTAGCTCCCCTCACCATTGTGGCAACCCTCTACGGGCAGGATATTACAGACGATATCCTCGATACGGACGTAGCATGGACCCGATACACCGAAAATTCCCAGGGAGTACAGCGGGTATCATCTGATATCATCTGGGCAGAGAAACGGGGAAATGCAGGCAAGTCTATCGTGCTGACGCTTGACGACCTCTCGCTGGATAGCGACGGAATGCCCAAGAAAATCAGATTTACCGCCACCGTCACTCTGAGGGACGGCATGGGCAATGAAGCCGACAAGCAATCGGTATCCTATGAATGCCAGTAATTTCTAATATATAAAGGTATGAAAATAAAGAGATTTGATTTTAACTACAAGCCCTTGCAGGTTAACTATAGCGCGTCGCTTGTTGGCGGCGTGCCTAATGAGCAGACCTACGATGCGGATTCAGGGGAGTATTCTCCGGATTACTCGCTCACTCCCTGCGTCATCCAGCCGCAGGTGAATATCATCGATAGAGACCGCATCCTGCCTAGTGGCAATGTTAACGCCCAGCTCGCAGACGTAAGCTGGAGAAGAGTGATTAATGGCGTTGAGGAGAGGGATGCCCTGGTATCTACGGCCAACAAGTACGTAATTACTACCAGTGGCGATGAGAACGGAAAGCTGAAGTGGTATATCAATGCCACCCCGCAGAATCCAATTCTGCTTAGATTCAAGGCAAAGTTCCTTGATACCCGTACCAAGCAGGTGTATAATATCCTCATCGACTATTCGCTGAAATGCCGCAACGCCACCCAGTATGCGCCTGTGCTGCTTCTCAGCAGCGGAACCTCATATTACAATCCGCTTCGCGATACGGACGTACAGACCATCGTGGCATCGCTCCGTCTCGGCTCGAAGGAGTGCGAGGCAAGCAAGCGGGCGTTCGTCTGGGAGATATGCAGAAGTGACGGATATTTTACGGCGGTAACTGCCGACGATATGGAGATATCCATCTCTGCCGACGGAACCACGGCAACCCTCGACCGCTCGATTATGGGCGACAAGATTACCATCAGATGTAGGGCTAAATACAGCGCAACCGGCAATCTTTCCGCCGTGACTTTGACGGATTCGGCTCCGTTCAGGACTATCAATATCGTGAGAAGAATCCCTTCTTTCGATTACGATATCCAAGAGACAGTATCCGATATCGATCCTGGAACAAAATCGGTGCTTCCTGTAGCCTATATATATGACAACGTGGGCGAAATTCCTAACCCGACAAAGGAGCTGCTCCCACTCTGGTATATGGCAACCAACAGCCACAGCAGCGCCATCGTCTACGATCAGGTTGGACACGGCATGAATCCGGTTATACCTACCGACAAGATGGATGCCAGCATCGGAGGTATCGTGAAGCTCGACGTGAAGGTGCTCAAGCCATGGGCACTTCTGACCGATGGCAATGGAAGAGTGCTTACAGATGGCAATGGCAACCCTTTGGTGTTTCATTAGTTTTTCAGAAAACATTAATTCAAAAAAGATATGGAAAAGTATGTAAAAGTTAACCGCAAGGTAGTGGAGTTTCTCGGTCTTCAGAACGACAGAACTCAGTTTAAGGATGGCTGCTTCCTGCTCTGGATGCAGGATCTCATGGTATTTGGAAGCCTTATAAATTTTGGAAGAATTCTCTCGCAGATTGGCGCTATCCCACTTACTGGAGAAGAAGCGAGACAGGAGCAGGATGGCGTGATGAACCGCCCTCTGCCTACGGCAACGGACGAGAGATTCATCATCGAGACCGCTTCTCAGGAGGATTCATCTACAGGTTCAGAAGATGTTTCCGGTTCTGAAGGTGCAGGTTCTGAAGAAGGTTCTGAAGAAGCTGCTTCTGGGGTGACCGGTTCTGAAGGTGGAGACGCAACGGAACAGGGAGCGAAGGAACCTAGTGCGCAAACAAAAGAAGAGGAGGGCTGATTATGAGTAGTGCAAGCAAATCTCTCGAAATTAAGTTCAATGCTAAGACGGGAACCTATACCGCCATCATTCAGTCACCGGATGGAGATATTTATCAGGAATACCAGAAGGCCGGGGAAACGGTAGTCGTGTATCCGGACTTCAAAAAGTCGAAGCCAGAACTCGATTTTGTCTGTACCTCTTCGAGAGTGGCTGACGGATTCGCCACACCGGTATCAATGAGGTTCTTTTTTAACGACGCGGAGATTACGTTTAACTCAGCAGGCAAGTCGGATGGCCTTTTTGCCGGTCTGTTCGAGCTGATTCGCCCTAGCAGCACACAGCTCTACTGGGGTCTCCGTATTGTCGACAACCTTGCCGAAGTATCCCGTTTTGCATCGATCGTCATTAGGATGGTAGGACAGATGACCGCGAGAGCAGAGGCGTCCGACCTTACGAATGGATACCAGGCTTCGTATTCGATTCCGGTGAACCCTTACACAGGTACGGCTTACCGAGTAACCATCAAGGCTGGAGATGCTAAGAGGTACTCTCTTAGCAGTCCTACGGATAGCTGTCTGCTTGAGGCGGTAGCAAAACAGGGCAACGAAACTCTGACGAAAGGACTCTACTATAAATGGTATCGTGCTGCTAATACCCCTACCGGATGGGAGCAGATTACGAGTGCTACAGGCAAGACCCTGGAGGTGTCGGCTGCTGATGTGGATTGTACAAGAGACTACATGGTGGAAGTATACAACGACAGCAGCATGAGCAAGGATAACCTTCTTGGCTACGACTTCCAGGTGGTTATTGACGGAAGTGACCCCTACGATATAAACCCGCATCCGTCTCCTGAAGATGCAACTATCGATGAGGATGATGGTGGAATCGGTTCGGTGACAGTCACTCCCCAGCTCGTGCTGAGAGGAACGACAACCCCGATAGAGAGCAAGTTCTATTTTACCCTGAAGAGTGCATCTGGGGTTGTGCTCAATACAGAGGAGAATCGTAATAATACGAACGCCCTCAGTACGTTTACCGTGACGAGACAGGACTGTGCCAAGGCAGGGTATAGTAATGTATCTCTTACAATACAATCAGTCAAGTAGCTTATGGCATCTGTTACTTTAGTCATTAATTTCCGCAGAACCGGTGTTGGTATATCCAACACCGATGTGGAATATGCGGAGTCGACGAGCAATACGTCGGCTCCTACTGCCGGATGGCAGACAACCGCCCCGAAATGGCGCAAGGGGTATTATATCTGGACCCGCACCCACGTATATTATACTAATGGTAAGGAGAAGATAACGACCCCGATGTGCCTGTCTACGGCGAAGAGTATCGACCGAATCGAGGAATGTTACTATTCGTCCACATCGCCTACAGCTATCACTGGTGGCGCATGGTATAAGGGGCAGGCTCCGAAATGGGTAAACGGACGGTATATCTGGACCAAATCGATAATACATTATAGTGACGGAACCTCCGAGGAGACTACTCCTATCTGCGTGACTGGATCACAAGGTCCTCAGGGTCCTCAGGGACCAGCTGGTCAGAACGGCAAGGACGGAAAGGACGGAACATCTATCTCCATCGATGGCGATGCAAGCGGAGTCTATGCCAACTGTGCTGCGCTACAGGCAGCGATAGATGAGGATCCGAATCTCTGGGTACCCGGAGACTTTCCTATGCTGGTGAATTCCTCGTCAGACGCCAGCAAGCTGAAGGTTTCGCATGGTTCCGGCTATAGCACTCCGTCTATCTTGTCGATAGAGATGCAGAGCAGCGGCGCCTTGTATTATAACATCAGTAATGCGGATAAGGGGGTATGCTATATCTGCAATGGAGATATTTATCACAACAACGGGGTCGAATGGCGAAATCTCGGGCATATTCAGGGACCTCAGGGTGAACCTGGAACACCAGGCAAGGACGGAACGGATGCCGTGCAGTATTACTACCACGTCGCCTGGTGTAACACTCCGGACAACTCAGATAAATCCTTCTCCACATCGTGCAGCGACGGAGACCAGTACGCATACATGGGTACGTGTGTCAACACGACGAAAGATGACCCGGAGACATTCTCTGCCTATACGTGGGTTAAGGTTCAGGGCGAGCAGGGAAAACCTGGTGATAGCGCCGTGGACATACATTTGTCCATGCCGGCAATATTGCACAAGAAGAGCAAGTATGCGTCTACGTATAGCATTACTGTGAAGGCGATGAAGAGCGGAGAATTGCTGGATATCAAGAGCAGTATCCATTTTGTCCAGACGATGGTAGTAGGTGTTATTCCTAAAAAATCTACTTCGGGTAAGATAGAGACGATAACGGTCAGTATATCTGCTAACATATCTGCCAACGTAGATATGGTATATGAGGCAACTGTGGACGGTAAGACGTATAGTTATACCATTCCTATCCGAACAGTTGAGGACGGTGCAGCTGGTAAGCCCGGCAAGAACGGTAAGTGGATGCGCGGACCGCAGAGCTGGGAAGATCTTGGAGACGGGTATACGTTCTATCCGCTCGATAGCGATGAAAGCGATGCTTTTGACGTTGTCGAGTATGACGGCAAGTTCTACGAGTGCCACAAGAAACACGTGAAGGACTCTTCTGACACGCCTTACGATAACTATACTGCATACGGAGAAAATGGAAACTGGACGCTCGGCACGCAATACAGTTTCGTAGCGACGAAGGTTCTGTGGAGTGCAATCGGACAGATAGATTTCTTCGGTTCCCAGTCTATCAACGTATACGGCCAGAATAATAACAGCAGAGTCTGTTTGCATGATGGCATGGTCGAGATCTTTGGTGCGGTTAATTCCGTGGTTCCTAATATCCGATTCGGTGTAGATCCTGAGACCGGATATTCAATATTATCGTATTACGACAATAACGGAAAATGGCTCTACGATATCGGCCCGAACGGATGGGACAACAAGACCGTAACCAAGGGTAGGCTCGAAGGATTCGACTATCTTCCTGCGCATGAATATCTGAACAAGATTTACGATTATGGCTTCACGGCTTCTTCTCAGCTCTACGAGCTTAAGGGATTCATCGTCGATGGAGAGGAGAAGGATATGAAGGTGGCAGTAAACAAGGTTAATCTCTGTCTGTTTCCGCGTTTTTACGCAGATGACAAGATGGAACTCCGGAAACACCCTTTACAGGGATGGGAACCTGGTTTCAGAATCACGGCGTGGAAAAAGCTGTATCGATATACGGCTGGACGTAAAGACAAGCTGATCCTTGCAGACAGCGAAAGGAACCTTACCGCCGAACTGGCAAAACAGGCAGACGGTAAATGGTTTACCTCTACCGAAATCAGCAACGGAACGAAGCTTATCAATCTTGCCGTAGGAAAGTACATAAGGAAAGGAACCTGCGTGAAAATCGGCAAGCTCCCGATGAGCAGCGTGAATGGTTCTGCTAGCTCCCTGCCAGCGTACGAATTCAGCGTCGGATTAATCGATAGTTCAAGCGTAATGGCATCTATCGAGATATGCAGCCAGATATGCCGCAGTTATGCAGGTATAGAAATCAATAATAATTTAAATTCATAAAAAGTATGAAAAAAGCAAAATTTAATGATCAGACAACAGTAAGTACAGTTAACAGTAATCAGAAATTCCCGATTACGGACCCGAGCGGTAATATCACCCTCGTGTCTCTTGATGTTCTGAAGAAGGCTATAGCCGACGGACTCAATCTTCAGGCTATCGAGGACGGTATCTTCATCATGTATCATCGCACCAGTGACGGATATCCACTGATGGTGAAGCCATACAAGTGGCCATCTATCGAAGCATCTGGCGAGGTGGCTGATGGTGTAGTAGTCTTCGAGGGCGGACGTCACATCGTGGTAGCACCTACAGAAGCCACGGCACTGCCATGGTCTAGTGCGGCCGTGCAGGGAGATAATATCAATTACGGAAACGATGATAACTATGCTGCAGAGGTCACCGGGAACAACCGCCTTGCCGCTATGCTCGACTTCAATGGCCGTCAGCATACGGACGCGGCAATCAAGGCTTCATCCTCTGCGCACGTCACCAATACGGCATCATACGCTCCAGGATATTGCAGGGCATACAGTCGTGCAAACAGCAAGGGCAATGGTCTGACTGCCGGCTACTGGTGGCTACCATCCGTGGGAGAGAGCCTGATGATGTACGCCAATGCACTCAAGATTAACTATGCGCTGTCACTCATTAAGGGAGCTACACAGCTTGATCTCGGTTCATGGTATTGGACATCTACCGAGTACAGTTCCCAGGGCGCGTGGGGTCTGTACTTCAGTGCCGGCTACCTCTACTTCTGGTACGGTAAGGTTCAGGGTAAGGGTCATGTTCGCCCGGTTTCAGCATTTTTAAGATAGTTAGTTGTTAATAGTTAATCGTCCTCGACCTTAAAGTCGAGGACACCCCAGAAACGCAAATTAAAATATCAATCAAGAGAGATATGGCAGCAACAAAGTTGGCAAGCAAAACGAGAATATACCTTGATGTCAAGCAGATGCTTGACATTGCAATAGGTGTGGTCAGAAATTTCCCGAAATCGCAACGTCCGATATTTGGAGACAGACTATGCAATATGCTTATTGATAGCCTGAATCACATTGCCAAAGCGTATATGCTTGGCGATCTAAATGTTCGCATCGAGCATCTCGCACAGCTTCAAACAAACCTTGAAGTTATATCAACCTTGATTGATATTGCAGGTGAACAGAGGTGGATAATGGGTACGAGCAAGCTGGCAAGCCTTCTCCGACTGCGGGAGAGTGTTGGCAAACAATGCACAGCATGGAAGGGATCACTCCTCAGAGCACAGGCTACCGAAAGAAGTTCCAGACAGCAGCCCGTAGCTTGAGTGGTTTAAGCCAGGGTCGGTAAGATAAGTCAAGCCGAGAGAGCAACCTTCCTTATTAAATGGGCCGCATCCTATCATGCATAGTTAAGAACAAGACATTTGCGGCGACTACCGAGAACAGTTCCCAGAACGCGTGGAATCTGAACTTCAGTGACGGCAACCTCAACAACTGGAACGATAAGGTTCAGAATAAGGGTCATGTTCGCCCGGTTTCAGCACTAAATAAGGAAGATAAGTAAAGCAAGATAGAAAATGATAGATTTTGACATACTCTTAGAAGCATATTTTGACTGCCGCCGTCACAAGCGGAAAACAGTCGGCGCTACGGAATTCGAGATGAACTATATGAGCAACCTCGTTCAGTTGCTTGATGAAGTCAATTCACGTCAGTATAAGATATCCAAATCTATCTGCTTTGTTGTCAAGTACCCTCGCTATCGAGAGGTGTTTGCCGGTCAGTTCCGTGACCGCATTCTCCACCATTATATTGCACTGAGACTCGAACCGCTGTTTGAGTCTCAGTTTTCTGACCGTACATATAACTGCCGGAAAGGCAAGGGTCAGCTGGCTGGTATCAGACAGCTTCAGCAGGATATCAGGGAGGTGAGCGAGAATTACACGAAGGATGCCCACGTGATGGGAATCGACCTGAAGGGATTCTTCATGAGCATCCACAAGCCGCTTCTTGCCAAGATGGTAGATGATTTCATTGTGGAGAATTACCATAGAGATGATAAGGAAGATCTGCGCTGGCTATGCAATATGGTGGTTATGCACCACCCTGAGAAGGATTGCGAGAAGAAAAGCGCAGATTATCTCTGGGAGTTCCTGCCTAAGGAGAAATCTTTGTTCACGAACGGAGAAGATAAAGGCGTAGCCATCGGCAACCTCTTTGCTCAGCTCTTTGCAAACTTCCTGCTATCAAAGCTCGACTGGAAGATAAACTACTACTGCAAGCATCATGTGAGATACGTAGACGATATGGTGCTGGTGGCAAGAAGAAAAGAGACGCTCCTTCGCCTGATGCCAATGATAAGAGAGACGCTTGCATCTTTAGGTCTGCGGCTGAATGAGAAGAAATTCTATTTCCAGCATTATTCCAAGGGAGTAAGGTTCGTGGGAGCCATCATTAAGCGGGATAGGATATATTCGGTTAACAATACCGTCAATAACTACAGAAAGTCAGTGCGCAAGCTCAATGATGCCGCAAAATCCTGAAATATCGAATCCATCAATCATGCCATCCAGTCGGTTAATTCGTATCTTGGTATCTTCAGTCATTATAATGAATATGGCATGAAGAGAAAGATTATTAAAGAGGAATTGGATAAGGAATCCTGGCAGTATTTCACGGTTAAGGGGCATTTCCAGTCGATTCACCTGAGAAGGAAGTATTCACAACGGACTATCTTCATCAAGAAAGCCCAAAGTATTATGAATAAGAAAAATAGAGATGATTATGAAGACAATATTAGCAGCAGACAAGATTCCGACAGAGAAAGATATCTGCTCGTTTCTTGACGATGGGAAAGAGGTGGAGATATGGGAAGAAGATGGTAAGATTATAATGCTTTGCTAAAGGCGATTATTGTCGATTCAAGCTCAACGATTCTATTGTTACAAGATAAACTTTATGTTTAACGCGAAACAATTAATTTTGTGGCAGTCAAATTAATAATGATTAAAATGTAAACGAAATGGAAATGGTATTTAAGATTTGGAAGATTACCGCAATGGCTTGCGGTGGGTTGGTGGGATGGATGATAGGAGAGTTCAAGCCTGCTTTTCCTTTGGCCGTCGTGGCCATCGTGTTTATCCTGTATGATGCATGGACAGCTTTCAAGCTGGATAAGCGAGTGCATAACGCCTACCCTGACAAGACACAGCGAAAGCAGGCTAAGTTTACATCGTTCGCCTTCGGCAAGGTGGTGAAACAGACGATTCCGAAACGCATTATGCTCATCATTCTTGCATTCCTGGCAGAGCACTGGGTGTTTATCCATGTTACTATCCCCTTGTCGTATGTTGTTACAGGTGCAATCTGCTTCGAGCAGTTCTGGTCGATCCTGGAGAACGAGAGCAGCTGCAGACCGGAATCTGAGAGTAGGTTTTGGAAGCTGATGCAGCAGATAATGGTTGACAAGACGGAGCGTCACCTTGATGTGAATCTTGATAAGTTGAAGCATTAAAGTAATTTGATACACAATGATTAAAGTTTTAGTTGATAACGGCCACGGTGTGGAAACACCAGGAAAACGCAGCCCCGATGGGCGATTGCGTGAGTACAAGTACGCAAGGGAGATTGCCGCTTCTGTAGTTGCCAGGCTGAAAGAACTTGGCTACGATGCAGGCTTGATAGTGGAAGAGGACAGGGATGTTTCCCTACAGGACCGCTGCAAGCGAGTGAACAACTGGTGCGAGCTGAAGGGTAGCAAGAACGTTATCCTGGTAAGTGTGCATGTGAATGCTGCCGGCAACGGTGAGTGGATGAACGCAACCGGATGGAGCGCATACACAAGCAGGGGACAGACTTCTGCCGACAATCTTGCTGACTGTTTGTATGATGCGGCCAAGGAAGCATTACCAGGTAAGAAGATGCGCACGGACTATTCGGACGGAGATCCGGACATCGAGGCTGGTTTCTATATACTGAAGCATACCAGATGTGCCGCAGTTCTTACGGAGAATTTATTCCAGGACAACAAGCAGGACGTTGATTTTCTGCTTTCCAGCGAGGGCAGGGAATCTATCGTGCAGCTTCATGTGAATGGTATCGTGAACTATATAAAGCAAGTGAAATGAAAAAACATCTAAAAAAATACTGGCCACTGATTGTTGCAGCCATAGTGATAGGCGTGAACAGTCTGCTCCCTTTTAAAGACAGTGGTCACAAGAATAAAGGCGATGGCACGAAAGTGAAGGTTGACTCCACCGTATATGTGGATACCATCCCTTACCTCGTGCCGGTACCAAAGGACTCTGTAGTCTTGCGTTACGATACACGCAAGGTGCCATTGGCAGATGTGAAGACTGCCTATGACTCAGCCACAGGCGACAGCGTGGTGATAGTAGGTAACATCCCGGTGACACAGAATGTGTATCGTGACTCAAGCTACATTGCCTGGGTGAGCGGTTACCGACCCAGCCTTGACAGTATCAAGGTATTCTCGACAACCCGATATGTAACAAAGATTATCACCGAAGAGAGTGAGCCTCCCTGAGAGACGTATCAGATTCGGACTGCAAGCCGGGTACGGCATGACGCCAAAGGGCATGCAGCCATACGTGGGCGTGGGAATAGGCTATCACTTCTAAACGTAACAAGATAAACCTTCTGTTTAACTGAAAAGGCTTAACTTTGCGTAAATCAAATATTATTCATTATGAAAGTCGTAAATATAACAGTGAATAAGGGCGACGTGCTCAACGAGGTTGCCAAGACCACGGCATACTCTGGTGCCAAGATGACTGGAGAGGAAGGTGCGTATGAACGTATCTTCACGACCAAGTCGGACCAGGAAATGCTTGAACGCTTCTGGACGGAATGCCAGGTGTCTGTATGCGAGACCTTGAAGAAGTTCCTTCAGCAAGAAGAGGCTACCGATGAGGGCTGGAACCTGGAATTGGAACTGTCTGAATCGTTTGACGATACCTTGACCAAGAGCATCAAGAAGGAGTTATTCAGCTTCTTCGTTACCGGCATTGTGGCCAAGTGGTATGTGTTCACCAACAAGAAGGAGGCAGGAGAATATGAAGGCTCGGCATCCCATCTGCTTGTAGGCATCCACAAGAAGGTGCTGTTCAAGAAGAAGCCGACACGGCCTACTTATAGTTAATAATCATTTAAAATACAAGAATTATGGCAGAAAATAAGAAGAATCTTTCAGTGACCCTTCAAGTGAAGGAAATCATGTTTGATGTAATGAACAAGGCTTATCTTACCGGACAGGCTCGTGAGGCCGCAGGTAAGGGTTACGAAGAAACTAGTAATATGCAGGCGAGCGAAGATGCTGAAAACAGTTACCAGCTTCGAAGATCGCTGGCTAACGCTTTTAGTGGTCTGAAGAGCTTGCTTGGTGAATACCTTGACGAGAACAATACAACCACCAACAATGTAATCCAGGATAATATAGACTCAGACAAAACGTTGACTTTAGCCTTTAAGCTGCCAAGTAATTACAATGGCGCTTCGGCAGATGCGATGGGCAACAATATTCATGCCTATCTGGTTGATATTATCCTGAGTGAATGGTTTACCATCACAAACAAGGGCGATGTCAAAGAGTATGTGGATCATGCAGCAGCAAGTCTGGAGGTAGTGAAGCGTGCTCTCTACAAGCGCAGCCGTCCTACACGTCCTACATACACAACTCAGGATCCTGGCACTAACCAGGAAAAAGGCAAATAAAAGAGCCGTGATTTATGGAGTTATATGACAGAAAGGAATACAAGGCGAAGACCGTGACCCTTGTATTCCGACGAGAACAGTTACTCTATGACATCAGTAACTACGCCTTCGTTGAGGGCGACATCATGGGTGAGGATGCGGAACACGTACGACACCAGGTGAAGGACATAGCAGAAGAAGGTAATGTGGACCGAGTGAACCGGGTGCTGAGCCTCGCCCATGATGAATGCGTTGAACAGCTCTACCCTTATACCAATGAAGAGGTGAAGGATGGCGAACGAATTGATGATACCCTTGCGACTCCTGAGGAATACGCCATCGTATTGAAGCTGCCAGAGGGTTTTGCCAAGAGCACCTTGAAACTGGAGAGAACGCTGATTCATGAGTATATGGTTTGCCGTGTGCTGCAAGACTGGCTAAGTATTACTTTTCCTAACAGCGCACCAAATTGGGAGAGGAAGATGATTCAGCTGAAAAGCAAGATGAAGACTGCATTGCTTTCCAGGAAGCTTACCATACGACGGAAACTAAAACCATTTTGATTTGTTGGTTGATTTGTTAGTTGATTTTATATTAGATGAAATGTTTTTATCGATTTTATATCGTAAGTTTTAGTAGTTAGTTTTGGGGAAGAGGGGTGTCAGTGATGATACCCCTCTTTTTGTGTCATTATCTCAGTCGGTTGGTATAGCGAGGTGTGTATTGTGTAGAGAAAGAACTGATGCTTTCTCCATTTTCCAGATATCCAACCATGACGAGACAGAAAAACCGGTATGGTGTTCCACGGAATCCACGGAGGTACTGGTCGCTGGAATCGGAAACCAGATGCCAGTCGAAGAGGTTTTTACTGCCGTACAACACTGTTTTTATATGCCCTCTTCTGAATGTTCCTCGCACGATGAGTGTGTCGATGGTCTTCAATACGTCCGGATTATCCAGCTTGAATGCACGTGTGATGAGCAATACTGCACTTTTTGTTGCTTCCGTAGCAGAGAAGTTCACCAGGTTGGCATCTGCATCCATGGCCAGTGATTCCGGATAAGAGTTGACCGTAGCTGAAATATTGCTGAGTACCATTCCCCATTGATGGGTTTTCAACGCATACACATAGGCATAAGCCTGCTCCGGGTTATACACGACGATGCGCTGGTGTGTATAGTCGAAGAGCATGCTGCAAGACGACAGATATTCCACGAAAGGAATAATATCGAGGGAATCCAGCAGTTTGGCCTGCATCTTAGAGCGTTCGCTAATATAGACCTCCTTTACATATTCTATCTTAGGCAGGCTTGGTATTAATAGCGGAGTAGGGTTGTTGATGGAATCGCTGATGCATGTAACCTGGGAACCTGACAGCAGCATGATACCACGGTTTGTGGCGAAGAGTACTGCGGAATCCATCTGTGTGATGCTTTCGGAGTTGATGCATATCTCACGTGTGATTGGCTGCTTTGCAGAATAGCCTCCTGTGGAGGAGACCTCCAGTGCCCAGACACCGTCGGTAGAGAAGGCATAGAGGGGGAACTGTCCGAACTGTCCCTGCGAGAGTGCTTTTACGGCTGCGCATATACCAAGAATCTTTCCTGTTCCAATGGTATTGATACCAGTGGTAGGGAAGAAGAAGGGGTTGTTTACCTGCGATGTGTATATCTTATTTGGTACCTCGACGATACGGTCTGCCATTGGGGACTCTACTGGAGTATAAGCACCTGTAGGCTCCATATCTTCCCATCCGCCGAAGTAATACGCTCCGTTGAGGAACGGGTGCGGCTGCAATGGCACCTCATACGTATAAGTTATATATCCTTGTTTATAGATATATGCCTTGTATGCGTTGATGTTCGGATAGTAGAGGAAGATGGTTGATGCGTTGGCCGACAGTTTACATGAGTCTCCACAAACAACTATATCTTTTCCATCTTGTTTAATAGCTACGTACACTTTGAATGATACAGTACCTTGCTGTATGGCGGTTCCATCATTGTTGTAATCAACGAAATCATCTGTATAACAGAACAATGCTCCGGCATTGAACCCCTTAAACAGCTGTTTCCTTATATTTGCTATATTGAGCCTTGAATTGTAGGGAAATGTATATTTGGGCACAAGTATATCGTGCGAATCGTAGTCGTCAGTCAACACCTCACGGTTGAGAAGTGACTGAAGGTAATCCTTACCTATATCAATGACAGTTCGCTTGCAGTTAAGTTCGTCGATTTTAACGCTTTTTATCAAGAAGAAGCGAGAGGCATCACGGATATCGCCTGAGACTTCATCTGCAGACCTTTCTGGTATGGCTAAACAATATTTTAGAGACGGCCATTCTGTTAGCGGTTTTGACGGATCTCCAAATGTGAATGTGTAAAGTTGACCGATGGTATGCTTTTGGTATCTTAGAGAATACTTTTCACCTTGCAAATCAACATTCTGGTTGATATGTTTGCATACACAATATGATTTCATATCCGATTCTTTCTTGAACCCTGAACATTTTCCGTTCTGGTCATAGGTATAAATGGGGGCAGAAATAAAGATATCCACTGAGCGAATGATGTCCTTCCAGTTTTCCAGTTCAGCTATAGATCGCTGTTCTATTACCGCATAATCAAGACGAGACAGTGCGCCTATGATACGCAAATTTGCCAAGGTATATGTTCTATCCGCCTTTCCGTAAAGCTCGGCAGACACCGTCGGTGCAATGCCAGAAGATGCAATCATAAGTACAGGCGCAGAGTGCATGACGAGCGATCCGTCATACAGACGATAGGCATAGCGCACAAAAAATGGGAAGATGAAGCGCCCCTTGTTGGTTGCCTCCTCAGCAATGAACTTATTTACCTTTGCCAGCACCTGGCCTGTTATCTTGGTTTTGTTTTTGTCAGTGAATTCCTTGAATAAATCCTCGTAACTTGTACCATCATACTCGATAGTGAATGCATCAGTTCGCACAACCTCAGTTTGCAGCCCGAAGGAGATTGGGCATTCTGGCATGTGGGTTCCAAGAGAAAGATATCCATCAGACTTACTCTTCCATAAGAAATAGTACATTCTGTTTTCTGTAATCACGATGAGTACATTTCCGATAGAAGAGAAGCTACACAGTTTTGTCGTGCCAAACTTGTATAACAAATTCAGCATCGGCTCTCGTTGCTGCTCCTGCTCGGTGTAATACACATCTCCGGTTTCTGTATCGTGAACGATATAATAATGAAAAGCGGAAGTTTCGTGAATATGTACAACTTTGAGAGATGGCTTAGAGAAGGTCATTATCACCTTTGGTTCCAGCATGGGCTTCAGTGAGCCATCCTCGGAAACGACACCGAGAGCTGTAGAGAGATCTCCATCTACGACCTCGTATTCAAGAGGGATGGCAGAGAAGCCATTGAGTTTTGTTTCCTTAATCATGGTTGAGAATGAGTTTTGTTATGATTGCTATATACTTTGTGTCGCCTTCTGTGATTACTTCACCAGTAGGAAGGTCGGCTTTTTCTACACAGTTGCATGCTGCGAGGATGGCCTTGCACAGGCGACGGCTATATGCACGAAAGTGCTTCCCCTTCTTGTTGGAGGGGAAGCACTGGGCCTCGTATCGCACGCCTGGACTGGCAGGCGTGCGTACGTATAGGTAGTATTCATGGCCGTCGGTCTTCACGTCAATGGCATCGCCAGGGTGCAGATCTAAGGCTTTCACTAAGTGTGCCGATAGGTTTATCTGACCAGACTGGGAGAAAGAAATGTCGGCTCGACGGTTTGATTTCAAGATACTTTGCATGGGCTACTTGTTGTTGATGGCGTGCGTGATTCGCTTATTGAGCACCTCAACGTAGATTTCCATTGCGTTGCGCTGCTCCTGCATCCAGTAGTACTGCTTGCTGCCCACCTTCTCCTGGAAGTCTTCCTGCATCAATGCTGATGTGAGGGATGAAAGGCGCTGCTGAACCTCATCACGCTCGATGATAAGACGGTCGAGGAAGTTGTCTGCAGGCTTGTATGCCTTGATGAAAACCTCCTTTGGCGACCATGACTGATAACCGTCTTCGTAACGCACGAGGTAGCCCTCGCCTGAATACTCCTGCTTTGCAGGCTTGATAGACTTGCCAAGGATAACCTCGGCCTCTACTCTTGTCATAGGCTTAGCTGTGACAAGCTTTGTTCCTAAGTACTTTTTCATAATAATGTCCTAAATTTATTATTGGTATAAATATAATTTCAGAAGGAGATCCGGACTGTTATACAGCTCATTTTTGTCGATGCACCAGATACGGTCTTTCCATTCTCGTAGCGGTGCATCATACACCCACTTAAAGCGCTCCTCGTTTGAAGAATAACCAATTCCTTGACGATACACTCTTTTCTTTAGCCACTTACGTAGCATTCGCTTAATCTTTCCTTCAATATAGTATTTAATCTTTTTCATACTTCAATATTTAATTTGTGCATAATATCAACGCAACGATCAAAGAGTTCTTCGAACCTTCTGTTTTCTTCCTGGAAAGTCTTTACCCATTCTGTGAGAGCATCATCATAATCCTTTCTTAGCTTAATTAATTCCTCACGCTGGCTGCGGATAATACCGGCTTGCCATCTAGCTTTTGATAATAGATGCTTTTGCCAAGTGAACAACAAAACAGTTACACACACGATGAATGTAACTATAACTACCATTAATTGTGTACTCATATTTTCCTTACTTTAAATTAACCTTTTAATCTTTGCTCGTATATCAGATGGACTTTTCCGTCTGAAGAAGCTATGATATTAAACTCAAGCATATCGTCTTCACTCAAGTCTCCCATATCGTTTATGACAAATGTAGGGGACGCGTGGCAATAGTCAAAGCCATTTTCATAGGTGCTATCCTCTATACCTCTGCCTTGCACTTCCAGGAAGTAACTGGTCAAAGACTCTATAATATGCTCGTAAAACCATTCTTCTCCTACTCTTTTGATAGTTCCGTCCACATCTTCGAGAACATAAAACTGAGTAGCTTTTTCACGGATGATGGCAGTAACCCTGTCTATCTCATCATCCATTTTCTTCTCGTAAGCCTTGCAGGCTCTACGCCAGGCTTTTCTGGTTTCCTTATCCGTACTTAAATAGTAATGCTTCTGTACATACCTCATCTTGACGGCTAAGTCGAAAAATTCCTTTGATTTCATACTCCTGCAAATTTAATGATTTCCGATGATAGGATGATTATATCTTTTTCTTGGTCTTTGCCTGGTGGGTGGGACAGGCGATAGAATTGCCTGGAACGGGGGCGAAGGGAGCGGTGGAGGGGCGCTCAGGCAGCGCAGGCTGCCATTGAGGGTGTAGAATAATGTTTTCTTGCTCATGATTGTTATGCTTTTTATGTTTGCTCAAACAACTCCAGTTGTCTGATGTTATACTTTTCTCTGCTTGACCAGGCGGCCAGTCGCATACACTTGCCGAGTCTGTCTGTCGGCTTGCCTATAAAGTCGAGGACTGAGGTAAGGGCGAAGTAGGCTGCCCGCTTGTCGGTATCGTAGTAGTGACCACGTTTCCAAAAGTAGTTTTCACCATCGGATGCCCTTGCGGACCAGCCGAAGCCTCGGTCGTACTTGGAAACGCCTACGCTGAAATAGCGGCTGCCGTCTTCGGGGTGGCTCCATTTGATGGATACACACTCACGCTTCTCGTAATCTTTCATAGGCTCATGCGGAAAGATTTCTCATTACCGAAGTTAATGACTGTCATCATTTCACGGAAGCGGTCGGCAAAGCGTTCATCGTAGTAGTCTTTAATCTCTCCTGGAGTGAGATTGCTGGTTGCGATGGTGGCAAGCTGGTTGTCGTAGCGATAGTTTATCATGTCCATCACTGCCGTCACGTAGTCGCCATAATTCATGGACTCTCTCGGCTCTATGCCCAGGTCGTCGATGCAAAGAACCTCCTTATCTTGCAACCACTTGTACGTGTAAACGTCCCCGTGGTTTTCCTTGTTTGGGTTGAGATATGCCTTTGTTATTCTGACAAGCTCCTTGGCTGAGACTATCTCAAAGCCAGGGCGTGGAAACTTCAATCCCGGTTCAGCAGGTGGTGCATCATCGAGAAACTGATAGAGTGACTTCATGGCATTTACCATGGTACTCTTTCCGTTTCCACGGTTGCCGCAAAGGAACAGGCCGAATGACGAGCGGTTTTTGGTTGCAAGCCAGCTCGAAATCTCCTCTACGTGATGCTTGTATTCCTGTGTGTATTCGAACTTTCTGCCCCTGCATCTTACTTCTGCCTGGCATGATGCCATCAGCATCTGGAAAATCTGCTCCTTGGTGTAGGGAGAGAAGCTAAAACGTTCCACCGTAGTCTTTCTCTTTCTCTCCATCAGCAGAGAGAAGATGTCCTTTTCGTTTATCGTTAACGGATTTAATGTTTTCATTGTTCTTCTTATTTATGATTATTCTTAGCCATGAGTTGAAGTGCTGCTTCACGTCGTTCACGCTTTCGTGCTGTGTCTTGCCGTTGGCTATGCACTCACTTCTGAACTTCTTAAGCTCGTTTCTGAGACTTTCCTTGTTCATTCCGTGGAGGAACTGAATCTGTTCTAGCCAGATGTCGTCCTTGTCCAACTCATCTATATATTCATCAAGTGTGGAGGATGGGCTGCTTGCCGCAGGTTGCTTGACGGGTGCGGCTGGCTCTTCCTTCTTGGTTGACTTGCGTGTCTTCCTTGTGGGCTTCTCCGTTGGGACAGGCGATGCAATCGCCTGGAACGGGGGCTGAGGTGTAGGCACGTTTTCACGCTTGGTTGTCGTAGGCTCTTGTGGAATATCCTCTGCATCATCATCGTCGATGAGCGAGTATTCGCTTACTGTAGATGTGCGCCTGGTAAGCTGGCAGATACGTTGATAACGCTCCTGTATGCCACGAGACGTAAGGATGCCGTCCTTATCGTATAAAGACTTGCTGAACAACCCGAGTTGCAGGCAGACGTTAATCACCTCACGTACATAAGCCTCTTCAAAGCCCGTTTGCTCCGAACAGATGAAAGGCAGGTCTGAATCCCACTTCATGTAATACCCATTCTTGTAGATATAACAGAGCAGGAGAGTATATACTGTTATGGCTTTTCCACCTTGCCGCTTGATTAGCTTGCGTATCTTGAGATCCTGGAAGATGTCAACATCCATTGGGAAATAGTCAAGTCGCATCTTAGCTTTGCGTCCCATATCGTTCATGTTATTTAAGAGTGTTATAATATATTTTGAAGGTAACAGCGTACCTCGCGCATAAAATCATCAAGAGTACGGCATACGACGTACTTGTATTCGCCAAGGGAAGTGATGGTTTCTGCCATTCCTTTTGCCTGTCGCTCTGCCTGGAGTTCCTTGCCGTGGTCTTCATTTCTATGAGAAGCGCACCGTACTGATGGTTGCTCTTCAGGAGAATGAGGTCGGAGACTCCAGCGACGACTCCCTCGGCCTTTAGTCTTGCTGCCTCCGTCTTGGAGCGATGTCCACCGTTGGGAACGGCAAACAATCGCCCACGGAGGGAAGGGTACTGCAGCGAGAACCACTGAACGCAGTCAACCTGCAAGTTGTGTTCGGGTTCGGAACGTGGCTTGCGCTGAGGTTGCCTTGCCTGTGCTTCTGCAAACAGTTCGTCGAATGTCTTTATGTTCATCCTAGATTGTTAACTCGCTTAACGTAATCCTCAAAACCCTTGCTTGCCCTAATCTTCACGCCCGGACGTCTTGGCATGGTGATGGTTGTGCCATTCTTGAAATCGTGAGCCTTCTTCGCCTTCTTCAATACCGGGCTAATGGTGAAGTAGTCACGGAACTGGATAGTGTTGCCGAAAGCTACCTGATTTCTGATAGCCTGCAACATGCCATCTACGACGGCTGCAATCTCTTTCTTTGTCAATGAACCTTTCTGCCCATTTTCCTGCATGATGAATATATCATCAACAATGTCTGCTTTTGTAATCATTTTGCTAATTTCTTTTTAAGTTTACGACTGATGTTACTTAATGCCCATGCCCGGCTCTTGTAGCGTTGCTGGGGTTGGGCTTTATATAATACCGAAGCATCGTCAAGGTACTTGATGATGCGTGTCAGGTCGGTCTTGCATATTTCCATCCTGTTGTCCTCCGTCTAGGAATGATTGAACGAGCTGGTCAAAGTACATGGCATCCTGAGGAATCTCGTCGTCGCTGTTCATGATTTCGGCAGCGATGGACTTCTTCTTGTGGATGAGCGAGTAGATGGTGTGGTCGATGGTGCCACGCCCAAGGAGATAATAGCACGTTACATTGTCCTTCTGTCCGATGCGGTGGGCACGGTCTTCACACTGACAGCAGTCGGCATACGTCCACGCCAGCTCGATGAACGCCACGTTGCTTGATGCCGTGAGTGTGAGTCCCACGCCAGCCGCCTTGATGGAACAGATGATGAGGTTGCAGCTTTCGCTATTCTGAAAGCTGTCAACGGCAGCCTGCTTGCTGATTGCACTGTCACGTCCGGTGACCGTAACGGAATGTGGAAACACCTTGGTGAGCTGGTCAACCACATCGTGGAGCGAGCAGAAGACGATGAGCTTCTTGCCGCTTTCGAGGAAGGTGTTGATGAAGTCGATAGCTTGCGCTATCTTTCCGTGTGTGGCCAGAGAGCGAAGCGTCATGAACTTGACAAGCGCCTCCATGCGCATCTTGCGACGTATCTCACCATCACTGCACTCCTTGTATTGGCGCAGGTATTCTGCCAGGTCGTTTGCGGCAAGGTCGTATTCGTTTCTGTTGCTGATGTCAACATAGAGATCGACACGTGTCTTGTCGGGAAGGTCGGGCAGAACCTTCGCCTTCTCCCTGCGTATCATACAGGTGGAGTAGAGCTGCTCACTGAGTACTGAGAGCGGAACGGCTGGTTTGGCATTCCTGTCTTTCGGATCAGTGCAATAGTTGGCACGAAATCTTGTTGCTCCACCGAACTCTGGCAGCCTGCCCATGATGGACAGCTGCGCTACCAGGTCGTCAGGTCGGTTGACTACAGGCGTACCTGATAGCAGTATTACCCATTCCTTTCCGAAGGTAAGCCCCTTGGTGAAGATGGACTGCTGGGCTGCCGGGTCTTTGACTCTGTGTGACTCGTCGATGATAACCGACTTGAACAGCCTGATGTTTTCGGAGAAGACAACATCCTTCAGCCGGAACTCCTTGCTTCCACTTACGATGTCCCACACGAAGTACTTGCGCAGTGACTCGTAGTTGACGATGGCTACATGATACATGCCCATGCGCAGCAGGTATGGCCATGTGGTACGTGTGGCATTGTCGAGTACAACAGCCTTCTTGTCGGTGAATTTCTCGAACTCACGTTGCCAGTTTATCTTCAGCGAGGACGGACAGATTACCAGGCAAGGGTAGGCAGGTGCGGTATCAACGATGCCGATGCTCTGCAGGGTCTTGCCCAGTCCCGGCTCATCACCTATGATGAGCCGGTGGTGCTGCAATCCATACACAATGCCGTCAACCTGGTAAGGGTATGGCTGCACCTTCAGGTGATGGTTCAGAACTTGGTTTGTCATTTTCTCTTTGGCTTTAAATACCAACCGTTCAATTCGTACACTCTCTTTCGGGCAGCCTCTCTGCTGTAGAACACCTCACCGGTATGGCTTGCGGTTGTCTCCGTATCCTGGTGATAGATGTAGAAGCTGCTTCTTCTAGGTGCGTAGAAATATATTCCTACCTGATGAAAATCTCTTGGCATAATCTAAACTGCTATTGGGTTAAGGCACCAGTACTGGAAGGCGAGTTCCTCGTACTTCTCACGACCACGTCTGTAGATTTCATCATCCCTGCTGATGAACTTCTTGAAGATGCGGTTGTTCTTCTTGCTGATGCCGTAAATGAAATCACGAGGTGAATGTGCGATGTCCATGTACCAGGCACGCGAACGGTCCCAGTCGAAGAAATCTACCGCCTCGTCAAACTGTTTCTGAGTCTCGGCAAAGGTTGTCTTCAAGTCGCCACCGAAACCAGCGAAGTCGAGCCACCAGTCCCACTTGCAGCGTGTATCCAGGGCAAACGGGAATTCGCAGTACTCGAAAGGCTGAGCCTTGTTGACCATGAAGCGCTGTGTATCTGACAACTCCAGCACCTTTGCCAGGAAAGGGTCACGCCTAGCCTCATGACGCAGGGCATTATGCATGTCCTGGGCGTGGAGGAACTCCTCTTCCGTATATTGCTCGTCATTCACCTTGTAGTGAAAGTAGTCCACACGGTCGGGTTCCGTTATCATTGCATCGACGAGGTTTCCGAAGTGGAAAGCCATTTCCTTGTCGCCGAACTGCATCCTGGGGTGAAGCAGATTCTTCAGTTCGGTAAGGTCGGAGTTGCTTACTTCCTTTCGGTTGTAGTACTCATCGGGGTTCATATTGTGTATCATAATCAGAGCATATTATAATTCCTTCATAGCTTCTTCCCGTGATATGTTTCTCGCCACAAAGCGGAACGAGTTACCCGTCTTTCTGCTTTTGCATGGCTCGCCAGCCTTGGCTACACATGCGCAGAAGTCGGCAAGGGTTAATGCGGCCGGTGTCTGCTGGGCAAGCAATACGAGTCCCTCGAATGGCCAGAAGAGTTTCTTGTGGTCAAATACGACAACGAGATTGGCATTCGCTTCTATGGCTGCTCTGCCAATATCGGCAGTAGCCAGTGATAATTGATTCTTATTCGTCTTGTCCATCTTACTTAACCTTTACTTCGTCCACATACTCAACAAACTCACTCTTGATGGTAACGCCATCCTTGTTGGCAAGTTTCTCGCAGAAGGTAATCTGACTCTTGAATTTCTTCATCAGTTCTTCTGCTGTCATGTTCTTGCCCTCATGGCTCCACCACATTGAGATAACAGGAAGAATACCTTCGGGATCCAGCAGATGAATCTTCTTGGTAACCTTAGCCTTGGTGGATGGTCCGGCAGCTGCAATCGCCTGACCCTCGAAGAGACCTGCCATTTCCTTCTGCTTCTGTTCCAACTTCTTAGCTTCTTCTGCTTCTGCCAGCTTCTTCTGCTTCTCAGCTTCCAGTCGTTCCTTTTCCTCTTTCTCACGCTCTTCCTTCTCCTTCTGCAGTCGTGCTGCTTCCTCGGCATTGGCACTGGCAATCTTCTCCAACTCCTTCTTCTTTGAAGGCAGACGGTCGAGGATGTAGTCACGGTTGGTTTCAATCTCGTATCTGTACTGCTCGGCAAAGGTGTTGGCAAGGGCGTTCTTTGCTTCGGTCTCCTTCTGGGCAGCTTCGGCAGGTGTGACACCTGGATAATAGGAGAGACTCTGGGTGAACTTCATGTCAGGCACGAATGTCTCAGGCAAAGTTGTTGGCACCTTCTTAATCTTCTCCATGGAAGCATCGAAGTTCTCTAGAGTAATGGCTTCGTTGAGCTTCTGTATCATGTTGACGGAACCGGTGAGGAAGTCTTGGAACATCTTTTCAAAGTCGTTCTTCATGCTCTCGAAGATGCGGTCGAGGGCATCCTTGTGCTGCTTCTCGAGCATCGCCTTGCGCTGTGCTTCCTGCTGTGCCTTCAGCTTCTCTGCTGCATACTGGTTGCGATATACCTGCAACTGGTAAGGGACGGTGCCCTGCTTGGATGGGTCAATCTCGTTCTCGATCTGGGTGAACTGTGTACGCACCTGGTCGAAGAGCTTAGTGAACGGGCTACGTCTGTCGTTCATCTTCTTCAATGTCTTGCGTGTCTTGTCGATGAACAATGCTATCTGCTCATCCAGTTCGTCGTTTTTCAATCCTCCCTGCTGCTGCACTGTCTGTAATAACTGCTGTCCACGGGCGATGCAGTTGTCGTGTGACAGCTTGTTGTCATTGTATGACTGTGGTGCTCCGGAGATAATCTGCTGGAGGTTCTCTTGCTTGATAATTGCTACTTCTGTTGTCATGATTGTATATGTGTTAAAATTGATAATGCTTTTTCGTAACTGCTGTCATGTGGGGCGCAAGGCTTTGTTTCGCTGTGCTCCACGTATCTGCCAAGCTTTGGGCAATACCGCCCGTTGATACAGTTGCGGACGGTACTGCATCCGTGGCATGGATGATTAGAAGGTGTCGTCGGCTGCTTCATTTGCCGTTCCTCCCTGACTCTGCTGTGTATTGGCAGCTGGGTCTATTCTTACGCCATTCGATGTATCTGCAGGTGGGGCAAATGAATCGTTCTGTGCCTGCGCTTGCTGACTGCCGTCTGGTGTGTTGTCGATGCCTCCGTATGGATCGAAGTCTGGTGAAGGCGTATCGTCCACCGTGGTTTCAAGCTGTGTACCCTTGCCGATGTTGAGTTTGGGATAAGTTCCAAAGGCATGCTTGATGCACTTTGAGCAGAGGAAGGCAGGGTCGATGCCGCCACCGCCAGAGGTGTAGAGTTCGTTGGCTTTCTCAACCCACTGTCTGGTGTTATTATCCCAGTATTTGTTGTTCTTGGCCGAATAGGATGCCAGTCGTGCCCAGTCCTGTTCGAGCATCACCGAGTAGTCGATGGTGCCATCTGTGCGTGTGATTTTGAGGAAGCAGGCGATGATGTGGTTGCTTGTGCGAGGTATGTGCATAGAATAGTTGACATACTTGCGGCCGTCACGCTCGCCATACTCGAAATTGTCGCCCTCATACACGACAACGGGGTTGTCGGCATGGTAGATTTGGCCTGCCCTGGTACGGAGATAAAGTTCACCGTAGCCGGAAATGGTAAGGTTGCATCGTTTCTCGTACACACTCTTTCCCTGCTGGTCGGTTCCGATCTTGTAGTTGCGAGGAAGAAGGTAGGCCATGGCACGGACGCCTGGCTCCACGGAGATGCCCTGTACTGCCAGGTCGATGAATGCGAAGAATACGGAAAGACTTGTGCATCCGTTGAGGTTGCTGTTCTCTCGTAGAATCTTGTTGAAATAGTTGGCCTCACGCTCATAGACTTGCTCACCGCCCTGTTTCCAAACGGCATTGTAAACGTTGATGAATTGCTGTCGTACCAGGTCGTTGCTTACAACATCGGTAAGGAACTTCAGCGAATTGATGGTTTCGACCATGTTTGTTAAGTTGCTCATAATTGTGTATTGTTTAAAATGTTATTGTTTGAAATGTTACTGATTTCATTTGAATCGCCGGAGTGATGTTTGGTCACTCCAGCGAACGAGAATGAAGTTCGAATATATCTATTTCTATAATCCAAAAACTTATGTTATGTAATCATTTACACCTACCTTCCTGTTTTGTGGCTTTGGATTGGCACCGACTCACGTCTTTCCGTGGGGTCAGATTAATAATACTTAGCAGGTTTCCATACAACCATTGTTGTTAAACTTATGTTGCCTGTGTTCTGCCGGTGTGTCACCTTTTGCCTGGTTATTAACTATGCATCCAAGGATGCCTCGGAAACTCTATATCTCTGTCAATGCTCCCTCTGCTCGTTCTGAAATCGGGAGCGGATGCACATGGTAGAGAAGCATCCACTCCCTCAATCATGAGCAGCAAGTAGCCTTGCCTTGTGGTGGGGCTGGGAGTCGAACCCAGGCTTCTCATGATCCGTATGGTTCTCATGAAAAGAAGCAACCGTTCCCACCGGGTTGCCATGCCCATGAGCCTCACGGCCGTGACATGGCAGAATCAACAATCTTTATTACCTTATCTAAAACTTAATGACAAACTAGATTACTAAAACCTAAATAACCATTTATAATCGAACAAATTAGAGTTTATTTCTCCCTTTAGAGAGCAACGAGTTGAAGATGGCTCTTTCCTCTTCCTCGTCTTTCGTTGGAATACAGATGGAAGTCATCCACTTCTCCAGGTCCTTACGCTTGAAGTAGGTAAGCTTTCCGCCTTCCGACTTGAAGAACTTGATCTTTCTCTTGCGGACAAGGTCGTAGAGCGAGTTCTTCTTGATACCGAGAAAGAGACAGGCCTCTTCGGTATTGTAGATTTCTTTGCTTTGGAGCAGGGTGGCGTTTCGTATATCCTGCAACTGTGAGAGAAATTCTTCGTTGCTCATAATTCCTTATTTATTATCCACGTACCGCATCACCATGATGGAGATAGCAAGCACGATGGGGGTTAATATCATTTCCATTGTGTATCATCTAATTAAACTTTAATTTCTTAGGATGTGACATCCGATAACCTTATGCACTGCGTTGGGTTGTGACTCATTGAATAAGGCACAGTAGCGCTGCTCATACTCTTCCTGGGTTTCACGTTGCTTACGTGGGGGGGCGAAGAGAAGGTCACCAACAACCTTGAATCCATCATCAAGCGTCAAAATTACCTTCATACTAATTACCCTTTCTGCTATACCACTCTTTAGCGATCTGGTTTTCAGATGGCTCGGAGTTGTTAATGTTAGACAAACTATCCTTTATCTCTTCATACTCTGTCTCGGACATGAGCGTAAGAGCGTGTTCGGTGCGATCCATATCGCCTGCGAACTTGAATGCGGCCAGGATGATGGCTGCAAAAACGATGAACTTAATGATCTTCTCCATTTTTCTTTAATGCTTGTTAATTGTTTATTACTCCTTTTCCTTCTTCTCGTCTGTCTTCTCCTCAGTCTTATGCTCGAATACATCGAGAAGGTTTGACTCTGAGATATTGACCGACTGATAGTCCAGCATACTTTTCGCAAAAGCCTGGTCTAGATTCTTCAAGGCTCCGTCGAGACACAAAGCATTGACGAGATAGTAAACGAATGACTTCTTTTCCTTCTCGGTCTTTTCGTCGATCGTAATGAAGGCAATGCGAACCTTGTACCATCTGTCTGCATTTCCCTCTTCGCTGAAGAATACTTCTCCGTATGCAGCTGGGCGAATGCCAGTGACCTTGAAGTCGCCTGATGTGTATGGCTGCATGTGCTTGATGATGGCAGACTCAGCCTCGGTGAACGACATGGCATCAACAACGTAATGCTCTGTGACCATTTTCTCTGATCCGTCGTCCATGGTCTTCTGGTATCTGACGGAACACTCGAACCATTTTGCGGAACGAGAGCGGATTTTACCTTCTGTTGCCATAAGCTTAATATTTAAAGTGAAGGTGGACGCACCGTTGTTGAGTTATGAAATTTTAAATCGCCAAATAAAAATTAGATTTGCTTGGCGCATCCACCTTTTTCGTTATGCTCTTGTGATGTTGTAGAACAGACCCATATCAACAAGTTCAAGGGAGTATTCGGGTTCCTGTCTCCCCGTGAGCTTCTTCAGCCTGTCGTTCAATCTCCAGACGGCAGATCTTACTGAACCTTCTGATCCAAGCTCCTGGCGTGCGAACTGAACAGTCTCGCCATGCGGTATCTGCCTTATGGTTTCGATCAAGTCAACTTTCTTTATGACTTTAACCTTTTTTACGTCTAAATCTTTGTTTTTTACCATAATTACCCTTATCTTTGCGGATTAATATTAATGAATTGCAGCGCAATTTCATCTGATTTACGGTGCAAAGATAATGTAATTTCTTGATTTATCAATGAAATGCATTAATAATTAGCGTATATTAACATTATTAATCAAAAGTTAGCATTATGGAAGGTAAAGTAATAAAGCAGAAATTACTTGAGTTGAATGTAACTCAATTAGATTTAGCTGGGAAGCTAGGAACTACCCCGCAATCTCTTTCTTCTGTTCTTCACGCCAAGGACGTTCGGTCGGGAACCATTGAAAAAATTGCCCAAGTTTTGGGTGTGCCTATAAGTTACTTGTATGGTGAAGGAACAGTAAATCAAAATGCTGTAGCAAACGGAAACAAGTCTGTAGCAGCAATCAACAGCAATGTGGACGCACGAGATTCAGAAATACTCAAAGAACGAGTAAAGGCTTTAGAATCAATCGTAGCAGAGAAAGAGCGGTTGATTAACGTTTTAATGGAGAATAGAAAATGAAAAAGATATTTGTGGCTTTAATTCTGTGTTTTCACCTGTCAATTTGCTATTCGCAAAGTATAGCAGGTGTTCAATTCGGCATGTCCTATGATGAGTGTAAAGTCTTGCTGGACAATAAGTTTGAAAATGGAAATAAAAGCTATCAATTGGAAAAGAACGAATTAGACTACTATGGAGTTTATTTTGCAGGAGAGTTCTTCAGTCACGCTGCTTTTTATTTTCAGAATGACGGAAAACGAAGTTACCTGAAAAATATTTTCTTCTTTAGACATTTTTCGCTTACAGAATCAAACAAAGCTAAAAGTATGCGAGATAGGTTGTTTGACTTGTATTCTAACAAATATGATGGAGTTGATTCCTACATAGCAGATAATGGCTATAGAGCTTTCTACTGGGATGTTAAAAACGAAGATGATTACTCCATAAGTATCTCGATAGATAAAGACAAGAACAACAAAGGCGAAATGAAACTATGGGTAATGGTGGTCTATTTGGGTAAGAATTTCATAAAAGCGGAAGATGAAATATAGCCCATCCGCAAACGTAAGGGTAATTATGATTAACCAAATTTACCTTATCACTCCTCCCTAGTCTTAGTCGAATAAAGGTAATTGTGTATGGAATATAGAATATCAAACTTGTGGCCAACGGTCAAAAGGATAGAAATAGATTACAAGATTTCTTATCCTTGTAGCGTGATGAGTGAAGTACTTGTTAAGCAGGGAACTGCTGTATATAAGCCAGATTTCCTGCCTGAATTTCAGTTTGATTGCGTCAACGATGAATGTACAGGACGTGGTTTTGATTTGTACTCCATCGTTTCACAGATGGTTGCTCATGGAGAAACAACAAGGAGCGGAACGATGAAATGCAACGGAATGGAAGCAAAAGATCATCCGTACGCATGCCCATCAACCATGGTTTTCACAATCCGGGTTGACATCGTTAGGGTTGTCTCCTCCGAAAGTTAGAAGTTGCACAACGATGCTCTCTGCTTGCTTTTCCAGGAGTCCATCCATGTACATTCTGGCTTCTTCTGCTTCTTTGGGCATAAAACACTTCTTAATCTTGTACGTGTTCTGGTAGATGCGTGCAAGTGGAACAATGCGCTGAAGGAGCAACTTAGCCTCTTCTATAGAGACGAAGCCGAAGCCACCGATGTAGAACTTCTCTTTCTTGTTGTCGTTTGTATTGTTCATAACTTGAAAATTTAATTGTGTATGGAACTTAAAGAATTTATAACGGACACGCTCGAGAAGCCTCAGATTCGAGGTAAGAGCAATACCATATGTTGTTGAAGCCTTTTTCAGGACATTCACCTGTGAACCAAGCGAACGCCTCGCTTGTCTCTTCTATTGCCTGAGAAGCATAATTTGTCTTTTTGGCGTAAAGCCAGAAGAGCTTCCTCAGGAGCCGACGGTAGCGCCAGTACTTGTATCTCATGGCAATATGCCGATATAGTTTCTTGATCATAATCTCTTGAATTTTCGGCAAAGATACAGCAGGAAGGAGAGAAATGAAGTATATCTTTAAACAGAAAACAGAGTGAGAGGAACACCGAAATAATGCCAAAATGCGTAGCTTGGCACATTTCTGTCACTCGAAAACAATACATAATCGTGTAACTGACTTATCATAAGGGAACAGATAAATTGCAGCAAAATAATGTACGATAATTTCGGATAAAAGAAATCTTTCCCTTCCGGAAGACTTTCCGGAAGGAGAATTTTCGGAAAGAGAATTTCCGGAAGGAGATTATAAAAATAAAAGCGATGCTTGCAGGAATTTGCAGGCATCGCTTTTTTGTTTTGTTATTTATATTTTGTTCATTTCTTTGGGGCAAATATACTTTGTTTTTATGAGATAACAAAATTTCCCTTTATTTTTTGCACATCTTTAACATCACTATGTGTAGCAGGGCAAAGTTGGTGACCTTCATCTGATGAACCCCACCAACTTTTTTCGTGTGGTGGGGTACATGATGTTTTTTTTTAGAATACTTTAGAACGGCAAGTCATAGCCTGGCAATACTTTTAGAACGGCTTCGCTTATTCTGTGATGGCAGAAAGGGGTTAAAATGCATTAAAATGTTTGCAGGTTTTGGAATATTGGTGTATATTTGCAGAAAAAATAGAAAGGCTTATGAAATATTTGGATCCTAAGGCCGATTTGACCTTCAAGAAAGTGTTCGGCGAACATCCTGAGTTGGTGAAAAGTTTGCTTAACGCCCTTCTTCCTTTTAAGAGTAAGGAAGAAGAAATCACTTCTGTGACCTATCTTACTCCTGAGATGGTTCCCCAGACTCCCACACGAAAATTTAGTATAGTGGATGTGAGATGTGAGGATGCTTTGGGACGTCAGTTTATTGTAGAAATGCAGATGGTTTGGTCGGCGGAGTTTAAGCAGCGAGTTCTCTTCAATGCTTCCAAGGCCTACGTGAAGCAGCTGAACAGAGGGGAAGATTATTCTCTTCTGAAACCAGTTTATTCCCTCAATCTTGTTAATGAGGTTTTTGAGCCAGAACTTGATGACTATTACCACTATTATCATCTTGTTCATGAGGAGCATACTGATAAGGTGATAGATGGTTTGCATCTGGTATTTGTAGAATTACCGAAGTTTACACCTCATACATTTACAGAGAAGAAGATGCAGGTTTTGTGGCTTAGATATCTGACAGAAATCGATGAGAAGACGAAGACTGTTCCCGCAGAATTGCTTGCCAATCCGGAGATTGCCAAGGCTGTATCAGAGATAGAAGAGTCTGCATATACCGAGGAGGAACTTCTTGGTTATGATGATTTCTGGGATGCTGTGAGCGTGGAGAAGACGCTTGCTGGCAGATTGGAACGTTTGACGAAGGCTAATGATGATGCTAAAGAGAAGCTTAAGGTAACTTCTAGTCAGTTGGAAGCAACTTCTAGTCAGTTAAAGGAAGCTGAAGAACAGAGAAAGGAAGCTGAAGAACAGAGAAAGGAAGCTGAAGAACAGAGAAAGGAAGCTGAAGAACAGAGAAAGGAAGCTGAAGAACAGAGAAAGGAAGCT